CCCGACCGGATCCATACGGCCTACCTGACGGTCCAGCCGTGCTTCCGGTGCGCGAAGACGATGCTCAACACCGGCGCCAGGCGCCTGGTCTTCGGCGAGCTGTACGCGGACGAGCCCCAGGCCCTGGAGCTTTGGCAGCGCGCCGGCCGCGAGGCCTGGCTGGGCGGCCCGGATGGCCTCCGCCGGCTTTTCTGAGCGCAGGCCCGCGGCGAGTCCCCGCCGCTGCCTGCTGCCCGGGCAGGCCGTTTTCCCGGCGGACGCGGCGGGGGAGCCCGAAGGCCGAAAGGTTTTTGATTTCGGGCTCCGCCGCCGGGGCTACGGCGGAGACCCGCTTGCCTTGGTGCCGCGGGCTTATATAGAGCTATATAATTTCAGTGCTGCCCTTCGTAGGCAGCTTCTAACTGGGAAGGAGTCTGCAAAATGAGTGCACCGAAATTCGCCAACAAGGTCCAGATCGTCGGCCGGCAGATAGACATCTACGCTCCGACGAACGTCGCCAAGACCTTCGACCGCGTCCGCAAACAGCAAAAGGCCGAGGCCGAGGCCAAGGCGAAGATCCGGCAGGAGCAGGACTTGAAGGTCCGCAAGCTCGGGGTCAAATAAAAAAATGAGCGGCAGCGCCGCCACCCGCAAGGCTTACCAGTTCCACTGGCGTCTCAACGAGATGAGCGCGGCCCTTCGCCGCGACCGTCCGATCGGCGAGCTTCGCGAGCTCGCGCGGAGGATCTGGCGGGAGGAAGGGACTTCCATCCCATTCCCTAACATTGTCTGCGGCCGCGGGTGGGAGCTGGAGTACTGGAAGCTGTGCAGCTACGTCGAGGCGCTCGTCCCGGCGCGGATCGTGCTCTCCAGGGACATGCGCTCCGTGCTGGTGCTGATCCACGAGCTGGCGCACGTGCTCGGGCCTTGGGATAAGCTGGACCACGGCCCCGCCTTCCAGGCTCGAAACTTCCACCTGCTCTCCAGGTACGGCGGCGCGTCGCCTGCCGACCTGATCGCAGCGGCCCTCGAGGCCAGGCTTTAGCCCTACGGGCGGCAGGCAGGGTCCACGACGGCGACGGCCAGGGGAGGCCGGCCGGCAATCTCCACGGTGCACGCCCCCGAGGTAACGCCCGGCAGCGCGCTGACGCTCGGGACCGTCTGCGGGGACGCGGCGCCGTCGCCGTAGATCACGGCGGGCGTCGACAGCACGCAAGGCCCGCTCGTCACCTTCAGCTCGGCGCTCAGCGGGCCGTTCGCCCCGCCGGCCCTCACGAAGGGAAGCTGCCCGACGGAGCCGTAGTTGAACTCCGTCGCGGCCTTGCTGAAGCCGATCACGCCGGCGGCCAGCAGGTTGGGGCCGCACGGGATGTCGGCTGCCCCGTCGGGCGTGACCGTGACGTCGCCGGTGCGCTCGCATTCGTGGATCAGAATGCCGGCGGCGTCGAACATCCTGACCCGGGCCGCGGCTGCGTCTGAGCTGAATGCCAGGAGCAGGGCGGCAACCGCAGAGGCGGTCTTGTTCATGGTCAGCGTCCCGTGAGCCGCTTGCCGGCCGCGCGGTAGGCATCCGCCATCCCGTTCTCCTTGATCCCTTGGTACGTGTTACCGCGGTCCTCCACGGACTGCCACAGGAAAGGCACGACGGCGACCACGACCGGGTTGGCGTGCGCGTAGTCCTCGAAGCACGCCGGGTCTTGCCGCCACGGCGAGCCCCCGCCTGGAATGATCATCAAGCGCTGGGTCAACGTCATGGCGCCGCGCAGGGACGCAGTTGCTTGCCCGAGCACGCCGCAGCCGCTGTCGTAGTCGTCGCAGCCGACCCAGTCGAACGTGTGAAGGCCAGGGCGCATCCCCGACTTGCAGGCGTAGAACACCGCCAGCTTGGTGTCCTTCATCTCCGGGAACCGGGCGAGCGACCGGCGCAGCATCGCGCTCGCCTCGACGACGAAAGACTCCTGGAGATCCATCAAGTCCGGCTCGTCGAAGTAGTAGAGCGCCGCAACGGGGCCGAGCAGGTCCAGGTTCTTGAGCCGCTCCAGGAAGGCGGAGACCTGCTCCTCCGTCATGCCGTGCCACAGCATGAGCACGACGCGCTGCCCGGCGGCCTTAGCCGCCCTGATCCCTTCGACCTGCGCCGGCTCCCCGTAGCCGAACGTCGCCCAATAGAGGTTCGCGTGGTCGGCCGTCTCCGAGGCCGCGGCGGCGTTTCCCCAGTAGTAGCCGAGCAGCACATCGGTGCGCTTCGCCACCGGTGGTTGGGGGATCGGGTCCGGGCGGGAACCGCCGCCGCCCCCGCAGCCTGCGACCAGCAACAAGATGACTGCTACTAGCAACGGTTTCATTTCGCTTCTCCTTTGGAAATCATCGTGTGGATGGCTATACGCCCACCGCAATGAGGGCACGTATTCGGCCGGCGCTGGCTGTACGTGCGGGTGCCGATCTTCAATCGGCGGACAATCTCGCTGATACGTGAACGGCTGATATGCACTTTTTCCGAGACCTCGGCCTGGGTCAATCCTTGATCGAACAGCGGGGAGAGCAGGTCTACCCACTGCTGGTCGGCCCATATCCGCCTCTTCCTGGTGCTCTCCTTCTGCTTCTTGGGGAAAGCCTTCTCGATCAGCTCCACGATGTGATCTGATTGCTCGGGAGCAGCAGGCGGTGGCGATGTGACCACGGCTAAATGACGAGGAGCTTTTGGCTCCTCGTCACTGATCCGATGGACCCTGCGGATCACCGGCCTTCGGCGCGTGCCTTGGCGATTGCTGCCTCGAGGTTGGTGCGCGCGGCATCGTCATCGCGGGCGAGCTGGTCCAGCTCGGCGGTGGAAATGTCGCGGCCCTCGGAAACGGCGTTCTTGATCAGGGCGCCGATGGCACCGGCGCGGTCCATCAGCGCGGTGAGCAGTTGGATGGCGATCAGTACGTTTCCCATGTGCTTCTCCTTTTCAGGTGTGGTGTGGTGGAACTTAGCTGCCGGCGCGCGTGGCGAGGTAGTTCGCCAGGGCGTTCAGCGCGATCATAACGCTGTTGAGCTTGGCGTCGCCCGCCTTGGGATCCAGGGTGCTGATCTTGCGCGCCGTCTCGATCCCGACCCTGGCGACGTCCGCGCTGATCTGGACGTTGGCCGCGTCGTCGCTGCTGATCTTCTTGACCTCGAGCAGTTGGGTCGCCGTGGTGCGGACCTGCGTCACCGTGGCGTAGGCGACGGCGACCTTCTGGTTGAACGTTTCGGGCTTCGGGATGCCGAGCTGGGCGCAGGACGCCAGCGCGAACGCGAAGATCAACAGGGTGAAGCTGCGGTAGATCTGTCTCATTTCACTTCTCCTTTGGGAGGTTTGTCGACTACGTCTGCTGCGGGAACGACCCCGTCCGGATTCTCGGGGCCGGGTGTTACTACGGGCACTTCGGCTTTTGGCGATGCGGCGGCGACCACGCGCTCGCTCACGACGCTCGGAGCCAGCGGGGAGGCCGCGGCCATGTTGCTGATCGCATCGTCCTTCGCCTTCGAGCCGCGCGTGGTTCCGAACTCGAATGCGTAGACGTTGTCCACGTAGCCGAGGAAGCGCCCGAGGATGATCGTGATGATCCCCTTGGCGAACTCGTCCGTGATGGTCAGAAGGACCACCATCACGAGGCACAGGATCACGACCACGAACGCCGCGGCGGCCAGGATGTTGACGCGCCAGTTCTTGTACACAGTCTTCTCGTCCATCAGGAATCCTCCGCCCCGTACATCAGGTTGCCGGCGATCCGGCGAGCCCACCCCTTGCTCGCGTCCACCCAGTTGCTGCGGTAGGTGAGCCAGTCGAGCCGCTTGGCGTTGAGCCGCATGATCTGACGATGCTCAAGCATTGTGTCGGCCGCGGCCTGGCTGATCGGCCCCCAGATACCGTCGTCGGAGACGCCGAGCGCCTTCTGGAAGACGCGGATCGCGTTGCCGTAACCGCTGTGATACGCGAAGTCAGAGAGCTGGTAGGCGACGCCGTCGTAGAGCTTGTCGCCGTGGATCTTCGTCCAGAAGTCGCGGCTCCACAGGAACTTGGCGCGCTTGACGGTCAGGCCGGCGATGTTCTCGCGAGGGTACGTCGCGGAGCTGATCCCGTACTTCGTCCCCTTGAGGACACCGACGCCGATAGCACCACCGGTCCAATTGCCGGGGTCCTTCGGGTTCATGCTCAGGCCACCCTCGTGGAGCATCAACCGGTCGAATGCCATGTCGACGTTCATGGAAGTGGAGCTCTCATCAGCGGGATGCGCTCGCGGATGTCATCGAGCTTCGCCGAGATAGCACGCAGCTCCGCGCGGATCTCTATCCGCTCCCGCTCCAGGTTCTCCACGCGACTGTCGACGCGAGCCGCCCACGCAATCAGCGGGATGGTCATCACCACCAGCCCAAGCGTGACCCGGCTGTTGATGGAGATCGGGTGGTCGGGGCGCTTCGTCGCGGGGCAGTCATCGGGCAGCGGCGACATTTCTTCTCCTTGCTGGCGAGCGGGCATTGCGAAACGCCCTGTGAACACGAGCGCGGCGGCGGTAGTTCACAGCTTGCCCGCGAGCACAAGGACAAGCAGGATGACGACGACGATCACCAGCGCCCCGCTCGGGCCATATCCCCAGCCCTGGCTGTGCGGCCACGTCGGGATGACGCCTATCACGACCAGAATGAGGACGATCAGCAGGACGGTTCCGATGCTCATTTGATGCTCCTTTCGGTCTGGGAGGCGCTTCTCTCGGTGGTAACGGATTGCGATGGACTTTGCGACGGAACGTAGATTACCTGCGGAGCAGGTACTGGCAGCGGTTGCGGCGCCGGATTCCTTATCAGGACGAACGCGGCAACGAGAACGCCGAACAGGCCGAACGCGGCGCCAAGCGTCGCGAAGATATAACCCCACGTCTTGTCGGTGCCGGTGTCCTTCCCGCGCTGCGCGGCGACGAATTCGACCAGCGGCCGGATGATCTCTTCGAGCCGGCTGACGGCAGCTTCAAGATCGGTTTTCGACGCGTACTCTAACCTCTCCCGGCCAAGCTGTTCGCGCAGCTCGTTCGCCTTCTCGTCCTTGTAAGTCTGAATCTCGCGGGCGAGTTGGAGAGCCTCGGCGCGAGCTGTCTTCTCGATCTCCAGCGCCTTCTCGCGCTCCGTAGCGACCTCGGCGTAGCGGCGGTCGCGCTCATGCTGAAACTTCTCCTCGGACAAACGGAGCGCCTCGTTATGGACCCGGTAAGTGTCCACCGTCCATCCGCTGATGTCGCGCTCCGTTTCACCGGTCATGTCAACCCCCTTGGTCGACTCTTGAGACATACTCGGCAAGCTTCGCTGCATTCATGGCGGTGATCACGTCGAGCATCAGCAGGGAGAACGTCTGCGCCTGCTGCGCAGCGGTATCCCCACCCTGGATGTCGATGAAGCCGAGCTCCTTGGCGACGTGCGCCCAGTCGAAAGGCGAAGGGCCAGCCATCTGCGTCATCACCAGCTCGAGGCGCTTGCTCAACTGCTGGGCCTTGTAGATCGTGTCGGCGAGCTCCACCGAGAGCTTGCCGTGCGGAGTGGCGGGATTGACCAACAGTCGATTCATCATTTGACGAGTCCTTTATCCAGTAGAGCCTTCAGCGTCGGATTGGTCTTTGCCTCCTCTTCCAGTCGACGACGATCGAGCGCGGCGCCGGCCTTGACGAAATCGAACTGCGCTGCCGGGGGCGTAACGACAACTGGAGCCGGCATCGGGTCCGGCACGTTGTGCTCTCCAAGCCATGCCTGGTACTGCTTCCACTCCGCCATCTTCGGCGTGATTACCAGGCCAGATGGGCGGTGGAAGACGCCGACCATGCGCAGTTCGTAATCGGCCATCACACGACCCCTCCCTTGACCTGCGACGCGTTGTTGCCGCCGAGCCAGGTGATGACGACGCCGTTGGTGCCGATCGCCAGACCTGTGGAACCGCCAGCGCCCGCATCGTATGTACCCGAGCCGCTCTGTCCGCTCTCCCCGCACATCCCGCCGTTGCCGGCGTTATGCCCACCGAAGCCGTAAAAAGTCTCGTCGCCAGAGGAACCTGTTTGATCGGGTTCGAGTGCATTAGACGGTGCCCCTCCCTGACCACCAACGAGTCCTTGCCCGCCACCGCCGCCGCCAATAGTGCGCTCCAAACCGGTTGTCCATCCACCTCCGCCGCCTCCGCCGCCTCCACCCCAGATGTAGCCGTTCGTATTGTCTATGGAAAGACCTGACGGGCACGTGGTGAGGGCGATGGCCCGAACACCGAGCCCGGCGCCAGAAAACGCAGCTCCACCGCCGCCGCCCTGGCCCATGATGTTGCCGTTATTGATCAGCCTCAGGTCGCTGCCAACGGAGAACGTCGCCCAGACCATCGAGTAATCGGTCACGCCGGGAGAGGCTTCATTCCCGACGTATATGCCGGAGTTCACGGTGACCCAGATGCGGGCCGGCGTGCCCGACACCCACCCGGCGACCTGCGCGGCAGCATTCACGTCGTAGCGATAGGAGGTCGACGCGATGGTGAGCAGGAAGGTAGGTAGCCCGCCGCCGCGCGCCATCTTCATCATGCCGAAGCCGACGAACATCCCGTGCTGGAAGATGACCGTGAACCGGTCGGCCTGCGCCCACCCGGCCTTCTCCCGGTACTCGGCGACCAGCCGCTGCTCCGGCGGCATGGCGGCATGCACCAGCGACGGCAGCAGCACCGGGACCGTGAGAAGCGCGGCGGCGATGCGCCTCGCGCAGCGCGCGCGGACCTTGTCGATGGTGCTCATCCGCGCTTGCCCATGTGCATGACGTCCCAGACGGTCCCGCCGTCGCGCGTCGTCGCCGAGAACAGGTTGCGGCCAGCGGCCTCGAGAGTCGTGTCGTTCGGTCGATTGGACGAGCCGCCCATCCACTTAAAGGACGCCGGCCAGGTGATGCGGCCGTCGATGTCGCGGTCGCCGTTGATGATCTCGAACATGATGGTCTGAGACTTTCCGGCCGCCGGCGGGTTGGAGACGGCGACCGTCATGGTGTGTGAGAGCGTCGCGCTCGGCGTCATCGCGAAGTGGCCGTACAGGGAGGCGTTCATCGTCGCTGTGGCGCCGTTGCCGATCGCTCCGAGGTCGACGAAGTTCTCACGGACCCGCGTGGCATCGACCGGCACGGCCGTGCTGTTTCCGACCCCGGTAGAGCCGTTGAAGCTCGACGTGCCGGCGATCGCCATCGCCGTCAGGCTCGCCGTCGATGCAGAGCCGAGCCCGTGCACCGAGGTTCCTGTGGCGGCGACGTGCGTCGCCAGGCCGGCTACGACGCGCAGGCACTTCGCCCAGATCTCGAAGATCAGCGTGGTGATCCCGCCGCTGAAGGTCGTCACCGTGATGTTGTCGTTGGCGTCGAACGTGTTCGACTGCGTGGATCCCATCTGCGTCCACACCGCGGACTCCGGTGTCGCGTTCCAGTCGGCGCCGCTCGTCCAGAACCAGCCGACGGTCAGCGGCTGCACCGTGCCCGTGCCGCCCCAGGTCATCTGCATCTTGAAGCCGATGGAGAGCGTGGCGTTCATCCAGTAGAGCCGCTGCGGACGGTCGACGCCGGGGCCGGTGCCCGTCACGCGCGACTGCACCCACCCCGGGATGCGCCCGGTGATCACGCCGTCGCGCAGGGCGCGCAGGTCGTTCAGCGCGCTGGTCGAGAACGGCGTCGGTGCTTGTGAGGCCTGCGGGTTTGCTGAGTCGAATTCGGTGTAGGCGGGCATTTTAGAATCCCTTGAATGCGTACTGCGTCTTCTCTAGTCCTGATGGGGCTTGGGTGATCGCCGTCCCGGCGGCGTCGAACACGTAAAGCTTGAAGGAGTTGGCTGGGCCGACGCGGGAGTTGGTAACCAAAGAATTTGCGCTAAGTGAGTTTACGGCGGGCTCCCCACTAGACCAAATAGAAAGCCTGTCGGCGCCCGCGCCGTCAGTGACGCGAATGCTTCGGTAAAGAATCTTCGCCGCTCCCGATGCTGCATTGCCGTGATTTACAAGCTGCCACAGGTTTACGGTCTTCCCGACATACGCCGCCAAAGAAATCTTGCGCGAGTACCACTGCCCGCGTGCAATGGCGTCCATCGCCACGCTCGGTGCGTAGCCGTTGTAACCGTTCTGATCGGTAGCTAAGTTGGTGTCCGTCACGTCCGTGAATGTCACCCTCATGCCACCGTTAGAGAATGACGCCACAACTGGATTTGATGGATCAATAAATACGTCGTACTCAAGGTAGTCGCCAGAGGCTATTACGCGGGCGGAATTGTGAATGTTCCAGAACAGATAGTTATCGCCGCTGCCGTTGAAGTCATAAGCGACCACCAAGCCGTCTTGCGGGTGCAGCAGCACGCGGTCAGCGACCGGCATGCGAGCACGGTTGAGCGCGCCACCGAGATCCACCGGGTTGAGCACCGTCAACTGCAAGTCCTGAGCACCGACGTAAGCGCCATCCAGCTCCACGAGGGTGCCTGCGGCGTCCACGGCGATCTGGCCAGACTCGCTGCGGGCGAGCGCTATCAGCGAGATCTTCGGCGGCTGGTCGACCAGCATCGTGCTCGTCGTCAGTGCCTCGATCACGGGGCGGATGAATCGCGTGGCGCCCTTCCACGTCTGCCCGGGCTGGCGCGTCCAGTCTGAGCCGTTGTCGCTCGTCTCCAGATAATAGTCGAGCGAGCCGCTGAGCGCCGTTGCGTTCGGCGTCAACTGCCAGTCGCCGGTGACCGTCGTGCCGATGTCCCACGACTCGCCGACGAATTTCGACGTGGCGGAGGCGTGGTAGGAGGCGACCGGGTTGGCTCCGGAGCTCAGCGGGTCTGGCATCACCGTACCCCACTGGTCCGAGGCGACCGACGTCGCCCAGCGCTGCTTCCAGACGCCCTCGAGCATCGGGATGGCAACGAGGTTGGCGCCGGTGAGGTTCGGGTTGACGAACTCGCGGTCCTGAATGAATGCGTCCGAGTCGCTGGTGATCGTCACGTCGACCGTCGTCGCCGTCGGGCTGCGCAGGCCAACGGAGTCAAGGGCCTTGACGCCGAACCGCCACGTGCCAATCGGCAGGCCGCTGAACTGCGCGCGCAGGCCGTCGATCCGGTCGATCAAGGTGGCGGTGTCGTAGTTGAAGCTGCCGGGGTCGCCGTACTTCCACTCGTAGCGGTCGATGTCGATGTCGACGGCCGCCTCGATCCGAAAGTAGACGGTGCCGCCGACCTCGAACGCAGACAGGATCGACGGCACGTTGCCTGGAGGCAGCAGCTTGCCGAGCGCCGTGATGGTGTCTGAGAGGATTGAGCTGACGAAGCCGGGGTCGTTGAAGGCCGTGACCTCGACCGTGTAGCCGCGGCCCTGCTGCGCAGGCGGCGAGGAATAGGAGAGCCCTTTCGTGGTCCTCTCGTCGACGACCAAGAGGCCGTCCATCAGGCGCACGCGGTAGGTGACCGGGTAGTAGTGCGTCGAGGCCGTCCACGAGACCTTGACCCGGCTCTGGTAGATGAAGCCGCGGCTGAGGGAGTCGCTCGCCTGGTCCTTCTCGAGGTAGACCTCCTCCGCTAGCACCAGAGACGTCGGCGCCGCGACCGACGTGATGGAAGGCAGCCCGGTGTCAGGCGTATCCGGCGTCGTCTGTACCGTGTCGCTGAACACGTTGGCGTCGTATTTCCTGAGGCCGATCAGCCAGCGGCCGTAGCCGCGATCCACGCGCCCCATCCCACGCATCGGCGTGGCGGTGAGGCCGATGTCGTCTGTGACCGTGAAGCGGTCACCAAGCGTCACCTTGAGGCCGTCCTCGAACACGCCTAGAACCGTCTCGATCGCCTCGAGGTTGTAGTGATTCAACCGCTCGACGGCGAACCGGTACGCCTGCGAGTAGCGGCGGATGCCAGGCATGTTGATCCGCGCCTTGCGCCGCGTGGTGGGCGACATGTCGGCAACGGCGTAGTCCATCGCCCACGGCTTGACGTCCGTTTTAAAATAACCAATCTCGACCACGTTCGGGCGGTTGCGGATTCCTCGCTTGAAGATCGCCGGCAGCGGGTCCTGATCGATGTTTGCGGCCGTCAGCACGTGGTCAGCCGCGGCGCGCGGCATGTCGGCGATCAGCAAGGCGGTGTGGCCGTGGTAGTCAACCCACGCCGGCACGTACCCTCGCATCACGTCGATCCACTCCTCGACGTTCCTGGACTCGGCGATCGTCAGCGTGATTAAGCAGCGCTTCTCCCCGCCGATGATTCCGTCATCGTAGTCGGCGGCCTCAATCACGAGCTGCCAGTCCACGGGGCGACGCGCACCGTAAACCGTGCTGTTCAGCCAGTCTGCCGTGCACAACGCCGGGTTGTCGCTCCACAGGTACGCGGCGGCGGACTGAGCGTAGTAGTTGAGCACAGGCTCCGGGCCGACGGGAACGTAAGGTCCGGCCGAGGAGCCGGCCTCGAGTTGCGCGTAGGTGATGGTGCCAACGGTCAAGGAAGCTCTGCTCCGGTGAATATCAGGGAACCGCTTGCATTGGTGTAGTAGGGGAAATACCCGTCACCAGCCGTCAACCCCCCGGCCACCGTGATGACGATAAAGGACGCCCACTGACTACTCGGTGCGCCCCAGGAGATTGCTGTCGCGGCAATACCACCAGATCCCGTCGATAGCGAAATGTGGGTTGGATCGGAAACAACGATGCCCGTCACACGAACCCTCGTATGAACCGGGAATGTGATGCTTGCCACACAGGCTGTAGATCCAGTTGCGCGCCCAGCTCCCGGGATCATGTCGGCGGTAGAAGTCGACCGGAAAGCGGGCAGGTAGCGCTGACAGAGTGCTAGCTCTTCCTGTGAATCTCTAACCTCGACCAGCCCATTTGGAAGTTCACCCAGAAAAAGGCGCACATCGGCGATCTGGAAGATGTTGCCAATGGTGTCGACGCAGTTGACTTGATTCGCAGTGCCAACTAGTGAGCCTGTCTGCCAGCCGGCGACGCCCTGCGAATTCGTCCCGACGCCAAGCACGAAGTCCAAGCGAGCACCTGTGCCATTGGCGTAGTCCCACGTACCCGCCGAGGGTGACGCAGGAATTTGAATGACGGCCTCCTCCCAAGTGTTCGTCGTGGTCTGGGTGTATTCCGCGATGAACGAGCGGTCGTAAGCGCCATTGCGGAGCGAGATGCAGTAGGTGCCGGTCTTGGTGTGCTTGTGCCAGAAGCGAAGCGTCAGTGGGAGCTGGGCATACCCAAGCCAGCGGTAGCCCTCTATTCTGGTCTGCAGGTTTACGATGTCCGCCGCAGCCATCGCAGCATCTGCTGTGGTTACGGCAACCTTCATGCTGTGCGTTATCAGCCGCCCGGCTTGCGCCATGGTAGGCGCATCCGCTTCCCGGGTGATTGTGAACACGGCATCTTGGGTGAATGAAATCCACATGTCGGCCGAACGACCACCGGATGCAATTGCAGGGAAGCTCGTTCCGCGCTGCCACGGGTTCGTCGAAAAATCGCCGCCGATAACGGCGTTGCGCAATCCACGTCCGAGAGCCAGGATTGCCTCTAGCGTTGTGCGGTAGTTCGCGCCCGCCCGCGCTATCGGAATGATGTCGGCGCTCGGGTCGAGAACCCCCGCGCTACCCCAATCAGACCACTTGTCGTTTGCCATGTCACGCCTCTTTCAGCATTGAAGAAGTGCCGTCCTCTTTCAGCATGATCTCGCCGTTCTCCTTGAGCATCACGCTGTTCGGCTCGAACACCTCGTAGATCGGGTCCACGACGACGTTGCCTTCGCGAGTAACGGTGAAGGTCTTTGGCGCCGCCTGCGTGGCCATCGCGTCGCCGATGGCGTCAGTGACCGCAGGGGTTGTCTCGCCGTAGCTCAGCTCGAGGTAACCAGTGCCGGCCATCGACAACGTGTGCTCTCCAACCGGCAGGAAGATCGTCTGCTTCGTCGGGGCTCCGGAATTGATGAAGCGGTAGCCGCCGATCACCGTTTCCAGCCGGGGGTCGTACACCTTCTTGCCCTTGACGAGCACGGTCAGCGCGGGGAACCCCGGCGTCAGCCCAGCGGGGAAGCGGGCGACGATGTACGCGGTGCCCGGCATCGTCTCGTCGAAGCCGGGGATCGCTGCTGCGAGCGTCGGATCGATGCCCTGCGTCGCGGTGCCGAGGTAGGTGGCGATGTAGACCGCCTTGTCGGCCTGCATGTGGTCGGGGTGCAGGTACGCCTGCGTGTTGCCGACGGGCGCGAGGTAAGGCACCAACGTGTCGTCACCGAGGTCGGGGTCAGTGATCGACTCGATCTCCCCCTCGCACAGGATAAGGCAGACCACCAGGTAGCCGGCGTGCACGCGGATCGTGTAGATCAGGCCCGCCGTGCGCTCCGGGCCGCCGTAGATCACCGGGATGACGCTGTCGGCCGATGCCGCAACGATCTGGACCTCGCTCGACTGCGCGACGGTCTGGTTGATCCTGTTCGGCGTCGCCTGCCCGGTCGGGTCGTCCGGGAGAAGTGAGGCGTCCGGAATGACGTTTGGCCGGCGGCCGATCCCGGTCTGCCGGTTCGGGCCGAGGGAAGGCCCGCCGCCGCGGCCGAGCGGGCTCCTGCCGACCCCTTCGGGGTTGGTGTCGGCGGGTGTGATGGGGCCGGAGACAGCCACGCTAAACCTCGATCAGTTCAAGGTTGCACTCGTACTGCCCGATGTCGAGCATCGGCAGGTCGATGTCGTTCGGCCCGAAGATCATGGTGTGGTTCGTCACGACCAGCACACCGTTGACCTCCCGCGAATAAATGTAGTTGAAAGTGATGGCGCGGTTTGCGTCGTAGAACGCCCTCAACGTCTCGTAGGCGGCTCCCTTGAGCCAGAGGTGCAGGCTGAGATCCAGCTTGCGCCCCGTGCTCGTCATGCGCGCCTTGACGCTGTTCGCCCGCGTGAGCGAGACGATTTTCGGGTCGCGCCACCGCTCCGACGTGCCCCTGGCGATGGTCGGAAGGGTCGGGAAATCAGCCACGGTGCGGCTCCAGAATGAAGGTAGTGGTTCCCCAAGGAATCTTCGAGCCGCGCGGCAGCGCGTACTTGAAGCCGTTGTAGACGTCCACGCGGCGCCGCGGCCCCTTCGCGTAAGCCGACTGATTCGAAATGAGCCTCGAATCGATGTAGTCGGGGTTTATCGTCGTGTCGTCGAACACGAGCTGGCCGAGATACTGCGGGTGATCGAGTACCTCGCGGTCGACCTGGTAGATGTCAATCGTAACGTCCGCCATGTCAGCGTTGAGGAAGGCGCTGCCCAGCTCGTTGCCGTGGTTCGCCGCGCGCAGGCGGCCGGAGATCAGGGCACCGGCCTCCCACTTGAGCCCGGTGACCTCGAAGTCCAGATCGGCCCACGGCACCACGCCGCCGGCCGAAATGGAGACGTCCACCGAGCCGCCGTTGGACCACCGCATCACCAGGTCGGCGTTAATCTGGATCAGGTAAAAGATCTGCGTGATGACCTGGTCGAACCGGGTCTGCAGCGTGGCCGGGATCAGGCGCGGCATCGTCAGCCCCCGTCGTTCACGACGGTCGTGTTGACCCGGTTATCTTCGACGCTGATCCCGACATCGACGCGGTGTGTGGTGTTCGCGTTGGTGTTCGCGGCCTGGAGCTGCGTGTTCGCCGCAGCCGTCTGCGTCGCCGCCCCGGCGGTGATCGCCTCCTTGATGGCGTCCAGCGCCGATTGCATCTGCGTCGCGGCCGTGGTCTGGATGTCGGTCAGGTGCGTGGTGATCGCGCTCTGCGCCGCGCGGCCGTCCTCGAGGAATTGGGTGCGCAGCGCCGTCTGCTGCTCGGGCGAGAGCAGGCTCCACGCCGACGAGATCGACGAGGTTACGATCCCGGCCTGACGCTGGATCTCCGCCGGGTCAGTCGAGAGCAGCGCCGCGTCCCGCGCATCGTTGGCCTGCCGCTGGTAGAACTCATACTGCTGCTGCGCCGTCATCCCGGACAGCTCGATGGACTGGAGTACCGTGTCGAACATCCCAGTGACCGCCAGCCTGACCTGCTCGATGCTTGCGAGCAACTGGACCTGCGCGTTGTAGTAGTCGACCGTCGCCTGCGCGAGCGCCTGCGTTGATTCGAGACTTCCGTCGTACGCTTCGAGCTGGGCGCGGATCGCCCGGTCGTTGTTGCTCAGCGCGGTCTGGAATTGGTTCGACGACTCGTAGAGCATCGTCGCCACGTCCTCCATCGGGCTGCGGCTGACCACTTCGAAGATGGTCACCAACGCAACGATCCCGTCGATCAGCTCCGCCTGGGTTCCCCTGAACTTGTCGATGTAGCTCCGGATGTAGCCGGTCGCCTCTCCAAGGACGAGCGCCGCCTGCTCGACGAACACGTCATTCAAGAACTGCGCGATAGCAGCGTCCACTTCCTCTTGCCCGGAGGTGCTCGTGAGCTGGAGGACGAACTCGTGCGTGTAGTTCTCCAGGATCGCGGCGGCGTCCACCCCGATCAGCTTGCCGAGCGCGACCATCTGCTTGTGGATCTGGGCGAGCGCATCGGTGAACGGCGCTGCCTGATCCGCCGTCAGCTCCTCGCTCTCCGTCCAGCGGCGGTCGCTGCGGAACCAGCCGCCGGCCTGCGAATAGTCCTGCCACGACCTCCCACCCTCGATCTCACCGGCGCCGGTGACCGTGCCACTGATCCCGGATGCGTCGGCCTGCGTCGCACGGCGGCCCCAGATCCGCGTGTGCAGGGACGAGCCGCTGAGCAGCGAGGCCGCGCGGTCGCCGAGGCCCAGGCTGCGCAGGAGGCGGTCGCCGGTCAAAGGACCGCCAGGCATATCGGCAATCCCGCTCTGGTCGTCCGCCCGCCAGCCGCGCTGGTACATGGCGTCGTTTGCGATCATCGCTGCGATGACAATCGCCACAATACCGGCAACGGCCATCCCGCTCATCGGTGTTGCACCAGCCGCGGCCGTCGAAGAACCGCCGCCGACCACGTTGCCGAATGTAGCGGCCGTAACCTGCCCGCCTGCCGCCGTAGTAGCCCCAGTGCCGGTCAGCGCACCCCACGCAGTCGAACCGCCCTGGTAGGCGCTCCATGCGCCGCTCGCATACTCGTACACCGCGCCGGCCGTGCTACCCTGCCCAGCAGCACTAGCCGCAATCGACAGAGCGCCGTTGCCGGTGATGTTCGCAGCAAGGTTCAGCACCATCTTCGTCGCGAACAGTTGGATTAGCTCGGCGAAGAACTGCTTCCACATCCGCTTGAGCATATCAACAGCGTTCTCGTTGTCGACGATCACAGCGGTCAGGAACGTACCGATGTAGTTGCCGACCTCGGCCCATAACGAGATCTGGTCTTGAACATGCCGGCGCAGCTCCTTCTCGCTCTGCTTATTCGCCTCCTTCTCGTCGATCAAGCGCTGCTCGGCCGCGGACTTGCTCATCTTGCCCATTGCGATTAAGCCGTCCTCATACTCCTTGATCTGCGCCTCGATGTACTTGACCCACCCAGCGTCATCGAGGTCGCGCATCTTGTTCTGTTCCGCGTGAAAGGCTTCAAGCGCCTTCAGCTCGTCCGCGAGCGCCTTGCTCTGCTCTCGCCTCAGCTCGTCCGCGGATTTCTTCGCCTCCTGAAGACGCTTCGCGTACATCGCCTTCTCTTTGGCTTGCCTTGCCAGGATAGCGGCCTCCTGCCCGGCGATTGCCTTGGCGTCCTGCTCCGCTATCAGTTTCGCGTGGGCCACGTGGGCCGCCTGCGCCGCGTCGGCGGCGACCTTGTCCTTGTCGGCGGCGAGCCCGAGCGCCTGGCGAAGCCGGAGGGAGATTTCGAGCACAGCGTTCGCCGCCTTGATCGGCGCCGTGTCGCCGATTACCTTCAGGAATTCGGCCCACCAGTCCTTCGCCGTGCGCACCGCGTCGGCCATCAGGCTGACGTTGTGGGCGAGGTTGTCCATCATCGTGTTGACCTTCTCGCCCTCCTCCGGTGTGCCGCGCCAGGCGCGGAGCAGATCGTCCCACGCCTTCTGCAACGGGGTCAGCCCCTCGTTATGCAGGCCGTCGATCCGCCCGTGGAGCGCCTCGAGCGCGATAGCCTGGATCCCGGCGGCATCGCCAACCTCGACCATCGCCTGGACCTGCTTGTACTGGTCGAAGGTCAAGATGTTGTACTTCTCGTCGAGCGCGATCACGCCGGTCAACGGCTTGCCGAGAGCCGCGGCGAGCTCCTCGGCGGCGCCGGCCGCATCCACGCCCATCGCGCGCGCGAAGTCCGGGACCATTCCCGTCAGCTCGCCGAACATCTCCCGACCGATGGCTCCCTGCTTGGCGAAGGACTGCACGACCTTCATCGCCATCTCTTCCGAGACGTTGCTCACCTTCTTGAGGGTCTCGACGTAAGTAGACAGCTCGCCGCTCGAGACTATCCCAGCGCGGCCGGTGCCGGCAAGCAGAGCCCCGGTTGCGCCGATGCTCTGGTTGAACTTTTCGATGTCGACGCCGTGCTTTATCCAGACGCCGAATGCGGCGCCGACCGCCAGCGCCGGGGCAAGCATCGCCGCGAGCCCCTTAACCGCCGCCCACGAATGGGTGGCAAGCTGGGCGAGCTGGCGCAGCGCCATCGGGAAATCGCCGCGCATCAGGGCCTGGGCCATCTGCATGAGGTCCGTCTTGGCGCGCTGGGAGAACGAGCCCACCTTTGCTCCGGTCTCGTCCACGACGCCACCCATGTCCTGGAGGACCTTGATCGCCTGTTCAGTCTCCTTGTTGTAGCTGCCTTGCGCACCACGCAATGCCGCAATCGCGGCCGTCGCCTCATCGGCCGACATCTTGTAGTTCTTGAGGGCGCTTGCCGCGACCTCCTCGGCCTTCGCCTGCTGCTGCACCGCCTGCGTGGCGCTGTCGATCGACCTTGTCGTGTGCTCGAAACGGGCCTTGACCTGTTCGAGAGTCTCGCCGGTGCGCTTCATGACACTTTGGTATGCCATGTCTTCGTTGGATAGCCGCTTGACCTGCGCCTCGGTGCGCCCGCCCGCCTCGGTCACCGAGTCGAGCGCCGACTTCGCCGTGACGGCGGACGTGGAGTCGATCTCGATGCCCAGGGAAGCGATGTCGGTCATTTCTTCGCCTTGTTCTTTATGGACAGGTACACGGCCTCTAGCGCGTCGAGCATGTCGTTCTCAAAGGGGGTGAAAACGATCCCGCGCCTGCGCGCCCAAGCCTCGACCCCCTCATCGGTGATCGGGTTGACCGAGTAGCCATTGGTTGTGCGCCGCTTGTTCATCCTCTTGAAATACTCCCAAAGATACTTGACCTCTTCCGGGCATGGAATGAACGTGAGCTGCTCTGGCATGCGCTCAGGGGCAAAGTCGTGCTGCCTCCAGTAGCTGTACAATTGCTCCCTGAGCGTCGATCCATCTTCCTGTACCTCCGATAACGTGGTCTCCTGTCCTGCGTGGCCGATCAGGCCACTGTCTGGGATTGCTTGCCCTTCACCGTCGACGGCTCCCCAGAATCCGACGAGGTATTCGTAAAAACCTGCTCGGCTTCGATTGCCTGGAGCGTCTTGAACCGCCACGTCGGACGCTTGGCGAAGATCTTCTTCAGGGTGTCTTCGTTGGGCGGCATCGGCTTGCCGTCATCGAGGAAGCCGTACACCTCCTTGAGGCACGCCGAGACGAGGGCGAGCTCCCGCTTCTCGGTCAGCAGGACCAGCTCCTGCGCGCCGGGCTTCGTCGCCGCCTCGATCGCACGGCCGCGGCGAGCCGCCTTCTGCACGTTGCGCACGCGCCACGCGCGATCGGCCTCCTGGTACTCGTCCGAATTGACGCCGACGACCTTGAAGCCGTCGGTCGGGTTACCATCCTCGTCGAACAAGAGAGGTACGTCGATCAGGTCTTCCTCGCTGCTTTCCTTCAGGTCTTTCAGGTCCATCGTCTTCTCCTTGGTTGCTTCCGGTGACCGGCCCACCTCCTCCTTGCAAGGGGGAGAAGGGTCCCGAGCGAAAAGTCGGCAGGCCGGGCCGGAAGCGGGTTGAAGCGGCCGGCATTACGCCGCCGCGGAATCCTGCACGGTCAAAATGGTCTTGTCCCACGCGAGCGCCGCATCGCCATCGCCGTTGATCTCGGCGGTGAACGGGTAGGTGCGCATGATCGCCTTCAGCCCGTCGTCCGGCGTGTCGCCCATCAGGGCGATCTTGCCGAGCGTGAACGCCATGAAGTCCGCCGTCGCGCTCGTGTCGACCGCGGCGACCACGGCGAGGCTCACCTTGGTGCCGGCGTCGAAGATCGCCTGCAGGACCGTGTCGTCGAACATCGCGGTGAACGATCCGTTCACCTTGACGTTGCCGTGGTTGAAGTCCGGCGAGGCCGGGTTGCCGATGGAAGCGCCCACCGGGGTCAGGCTGCGGTCGACGGACAGCGACAGGCCGGTCACGTGCTCGACCAGAACACCGTTGATGTAGATCGCGCCGTTGACGGCCTGCGAAACGCCGGTCGTCGTCTCGGCCGCCGGGGTAGTGAGCACCTGCGAACTGCCGAGCGTGCGAACCCCGAGCCCTACCAGGTCGAACGCGACCCCCGACGCGCCCGCGGCCGGGATCGAGAAGTCGATCTTGTTGGACTTGATGTCCGGGAACAGCTCGCTGCGCGCCTTGTCGCTGTACCACTCTTCCCAGGTGAAGAAGTCGTTCGTGTGCGCCGTGAGCGGGGCGAGCGAGATCTTGCCGACGACGGTGAACGTGACTGAGCCGGTCTCCGGGGCCTTCGGCGCGACTGCGGTGCCGTCCAGGAACTTGCCGGTCATGTCGCCGGCGGTCAGCGCCGTGATCCAGAAGTTGCGGTCGTTGTTCGCCGTCGCCGTGGTGGTGAAGCCTGTCCAGCGCCCGACCATCCCGACCTTGAGCCCTGCGGCGAGGAACCCGGCAGAGCCATCGACGAACTGCGGCCCCGCAGCCTGCGACGTGATGTCGGTCCCGGCGACCAGCGGCGTCACCGCCGCGAAATCGGCCATCAGCACAGAGGCGATGATCGGCGAATAGGTGCCGGCCGAGAGCAGGCAATCGAGCTTGAGCCCGGTGTCCTTCTGCCCGAACACCACGCCGGTATCCTGGCGGTGGCTCACGATCTCGTCGAGGGTCGTCGACTGGCGCGTCGCGGTGGCGACCGACGTGCGACGGCGGACGATCTGCCCTCCGGCGCCGGACTCCGGCACGCCCAGGCCACCGGCCTGTTTCTTGAAAACCGTCTGCTTGTAGAGGCCCTGCGCGGGCGACAAACCGAGGAGGAGCCCCGCGCGCTGGAGATACTGAACGATCAACTTGAGTTTCATTTGCGTGACTCCTTCGTCTTTGGTTTACTTTTCGGGCGTCGCGTTACGCCGCGCCACGTGCACTTCGCTCGGGTCTCCGCCGTCCGCCGCAGCGACTTGGGCCTCACCCTTGGCGATCTTCTCCCTGGCCGCCGCTGCCTTGGCCTCGTTCTCCTTGAGCAGCTTCTCGCCCGCGGCCCTGCGCTTGGCATGCACGCGGGCCTGCTCCGGCGTGGGCTCGACAGGAGAGTTCGCCTCGTCCGTCTTGACGAGCCGCTCGAACTCAGCCTTCTCCGCAGCCGGCGTGCCCTTCGGCCACAGTGCGGAGAATCCGCCCTTGTCGCTGAGCATGCCCTTGGCATTCTCGATCGTCGCCTCGGTTTTCTTGCCCTTTGCATCGAAGATCCACATGGCCGTCTCCTTCGTTGGAAAATTAAGCTACCCAGGCGTGAAAAGGAACCCTTACGACGAGCGACCATCGGTCGCCGTCAGGGACGCCGTTGCCTACCTCGGCAGGCTTGTTAATAGAAGTGTTGATCCCCGAATGCGTCAGCGTCAACGCCTTCGGGAACCAGTCGCCGATCGCCTTTGCGCGGGCCGCGGCGTTGATCGAGCCCTGGTTCTGCGGGTACATCAGCGTCACCTGCAGGTAGCCTTGCTCGAACCGGCCCTTGCCCCATTCCGCGTTGTCGGGGCGCGCGAACAGGACGTGCGACTTCTGGTAAGGAACCGTTACCGCCGGCGGCGCGAAGGAGACGTTCTCCCACGCGGTAGCCAGCGACGGCGCCATCGCGTTCAGGCGGTTTTCGAGCGCGGAGCGGACGGCGGCCTGGCTCATGCCAGTCCTTGCGCGGCGCCGGCGACAATCTGCTGGAACTCGATCACAGTAATGTGCACCATGCCGGCCGGCGCCTGCGTAGACCACCCGTCCTCGAGCCTTTGCCCGTAAGGCAAGTTGTTCGTGATGATGAAATTGCCGCCGGCGACCCTCTCAGGGATCGCGCCGATTATCCTCATCGTCGAGACGTTGCTCTCTGCCGGGCTCGGGTCGATGTCGGGCAGCTCGTTCGACGGCACCGAGTTGTTCCCCCCCTGCCAGTTCGCGCGGAACCTGCCGCCGACGTAGCCGGGAGGGGGCGGAGACTTCCACAAGTCGCCGTCTCCGACCGGCGAGAGCTCTACCAGCCGCGTGCCGACGTCGATGATCGTCTTGCGCACCGCGGTGTCCGCGTTCTTCCCCGCCTTGGCGGCGAACGCCGCGAGCTGAAGGCTGAACGAGTCGGACCGGTTGTAGTAGCCGCGAGCCATTATCTCCGCTTCTTCTTGAAGATAGACGACGACTTCTTCTTGGACATCGGTCCGGTGGCAGGCAAATGCAGCGCCCCGCGGGTAAGCGGATTCGGGCGACGCAGGTCGGGCACGCCGGGACCACGCGTGATTGGATTCGGTCTGCGCAGGTCAGGCACTCCAGGGCCGCGTCGGATGGGGTTTGGACGCCGCAGGTCAGGAATCCCGGCCCCTCGCGTTATGGGGTTTGGCCGGCGAAGGTCCGGCACCCCGCGACCGCGGCTCAGCGGATTCCGTTGCCGCGCTACCTTTGCCGCCCTTCTTGCCGCTTCGCTCCAAGCCATGTCGATCTCCTGTGGTTCTTGCGCGCCCAATAAAAAGGCGGTCATGAATATGGAAAGCATTTCATTTTCTCAAATGAAGCATGTACAGCACCACGGTTCCTGCGGGGTTCGTCTCTCCGATTCCCTTAATCACGTAGACCGCGCCGTCGGCGAGGATGATCAGATCCTCGAGCCCTGGCACGATGCCCTTTTCCATCAGCAACTTCTTGTCGCCGACGAGGATTAACCCGCCCGGGCCATTCTCCTGTCCTGCCCTGAAGTCGAACAGCGCTGCCTTGCGCGCTACATCCACCGGCCCGCCACCGGTCATCCCACCCGTGTCCGGGTCGTAGGTGCCAGGCGCGTTATTGCGCAGCGTCACAACCTGACCGAATTCCTCTAGCAGATCGGCGGAAACAACGGCAAGTTCGTCGTAGAGAGGATTCGTCATGCGCGTGCCACCCGCATATTAAGGGCGCTGCCGGTCAGGTAAGGCGAGAGCATTGCATCGATCGCCCTAAAACGCGGATATTCGCTCGAAGCCGGGTCGTAGGTCACACTGATTTCTCCGACGCGCACAGAAGACTTCGAGCGCGTCAGATCTGGGGAAAGCTCACCGGCCGCGGCGCGCAGCGCCAGCTCGGCGCAGGCGTTCTTGACCTCGGCAGGCACGATGTTGTCGGCAACGAGGTAAGGTTGCTCGCCGACGCCGCCCTGGATGAACGGCTCTAAGTAGACGTAAGCCCTAGGCCAATCGAGGGCCTGCGTAGCATCCTTGCGGAACCCTTTCCAGCGACCGCGGAACATCTGCAACATGTAGTCAGTCGCGCGGCGCAGTGCTTGCTCCATCTGCGCCTCGGTAAGCAGTGCCCACGTCGATGCGCCGCGCGCCGCGTGGTATGCGGAGACGTCGGCGACCGAGACGTAGCTCTCGGCGTTCGCCTTCGCGGTGCCGTCTTCGACTTCGAGGCTCATGGATAGTCTCTCTGAATCGCAGCAAGCGGATATTGCGCACTTGTTCCGGTGAGCGGGAATTTATCTGATGGCACAACACCGATCAGTGGGTACCTATGGCTAGCAGGCACCAGAGCGATGCACTGATCAGTCGCATTGCACGCCTCGTCGACCGAGGCAGCAATGGTCCCTGGAGGCAGGTCGATCTCGCCGGACAACAGATCGAGCGCGGAGCCTGCCTCGACGGTGATCCCCAAGGTGAGTCGAGAACCACTTGGGGTGTCGATGCAGGTTGCCGGTTCGGTGACCGAAGCAAGAAGGGTCCCCGTGGCCGCAGGCGCATCCGTACCGCTAGCCGCTTCCGCAACCGCGGCGTCGGCGTCCCTGGAGGCGCTTGGCGACTCGGATGCGGACGACGCCTCCGCGGTGGCCACAAAATGGGCCTCGTTCAGCCACCCGGGCTCGTCCACGGCTGTCGCCGCTTCAAAGGCCCCGGAATTCAGGCTCGCTGCTGCGCCAGGAGCATCCGTGGCCGCCGCAGGCTCGTTCACCGCAGCTACGCCCGCCACAAACGACTGTGGGGAATCCATGGCCGCTGCGGGCTCGCCCACATCGGCTTGGAACGTGGCGATGGCAGACGGCGAATCGGTGGCGGCCGCAAGTTCGTCGCCGGCCGCGGTGATGCCACCCAAGATAGCGCTCGGGTCGTCGGTCGCCGCGGCGCTCTCGGTCTGCTCGACCTGCCTCGAGGCAAAGGACTCCGGCGCATCGGTGACAGACGCGGACTCGGCCTGAGCAGCTTCCCGTAAGGCCTGACTTGTCGGATCGTCGGTCGCAACTGCCGATTCAGTCGTGTCCGCGACGGCGGAGGTCTGGGCGCTCGAGGAGTCAGCCGAAGCACCCGTCTCTCCCGTCGCCGCGGCATGCACGACCACCGCGCTGGGGGAATCTGCGGCAGACGAAGTCTCCGTTGTATCGCCTGCAACCGCGCCTCCTCCTGCCTCGATGGAAGCATCCAAGCTGTCAGCAGCAGAGGCCGACTCGTCTGCCGCCGAGTTCAGGGTAGACGCGCCGCTTGGGGAGTCAGTTGCGCTCGCCGCCTCGCTACTGTCGGCATCGATCGCCGGATCTGTCCAGGTAAGGACCACGATCCCGGCGGCGCCAGCGCCGCCGATCTTGTTCGCCGCCTGGTTTGTGTTCCCTCCTGAGCCTGCGCCGCCGTAGATGCTGCCAGCCGTGCCTACGACTCGGACCGCTACGCCTGCGCCAGAGGCCCCGCTGTAGCTGTTGCCGTCGAGGAAGGCGCTCGTCTCTGGCGTGCCTGCCGTGTCGGCCGAAGCCGCACCACCGACACCGCCAGGCCCTGCCGCGCCGCCGCCTGCCCCAGAGACGGTGTTCGTCCCGGTCGCGTTCCCGCCGTTCCCGCCCGCAAAGGTGACGTCACCGGTATTCGCCCCGACTAGGGCCGAGGCGCCAGTCGCGCTGTTCGCGGCAACTGTTGCACCGCCAGCGGCCGACAGGACGGTTGATGCGCCCTGCACTACCGTGGATGCTGCTGCCGCCCCGCCGACCGTGATGTCGAGAGTGCTCTCGCCGCCTTTGGTAATGGCGACCTTCGCGTAGCTGCCGCCCTTGCCGCCCCCGCAGTTCGCGGGGTTGTTCGTGGCATCTCCACCCGCACCGCCGCCCCCCAACGCCTCGGCGGTGAGTTGTGTGACGCCGGCAGGCCACGCCCACGCGGCGTCAGATGCGGTGAGGACGGCAGAGCCCAACGCTTACTCCTCGACCGACTCGACCTGGTCCTCGGTGAACGACCTCTCCTGCCCGTCCTCGGTCTTGACGATCACGCCGACCTCGCCGGTTTCCTGGTTGAACACGAAGCGCTCGATCACACCCTCAACCGGCGCTGGGAGGACTTGGCGAACCGCGTCGCCCTTCTTGAACTTCGTTGCCATGTGCCTTCTCCTTACAGCGAGGAGCTGTAGCTGACGTTGAGGGTATCGGAGACGTCCACGACCTTGTCACCGCCGGTGAACACGCCGGCCGACCAGAGCTTGCCGTTCACGTCGGCGATGGTCGAGAGGGCGCCGGTGCCGAAGATGATGAAGCAGCCCTTGACCGTGCCGCCTGTGGTGATGATCGGGAACGACAGCGCAGCCGAAAGAGCCTTCGACTTCGCCGCCGCTGCCGACCACGCGCACGTCTTGCGCGGTGTGGTATACAGCGGGAAGTTCGTCGAGGACCCGGCCTCCTTCCAGCCGTTCGTGCCGTTGATCTGCGCGGCGGTGTCACCGATCGCCGTGGTCGTATAGCTGACCGAGCTGATCAGCCCCATGTAGGGGCCGACGACGGTGTAAGCAGAACCCGCGAGGAACGTATCCAGCGCGAGGTTCGCGCCCTCGGTCGTCACGTGGTTCGGTGCCTCGCCGCGCCACTTCTCCTCGAGCGGGATCTCCGCGAGCGCCTTCCGAAGGGAGCGAGCGCGCAAGACCAGCGAGCCAGGCTTGAAGCAGAGCAGCTCGTCGTTGATCTCGGTATACTCGCGGCGGAGATGTTCGACCGGACCAACGTTGACGGCGCGGAATATCCCGACGGCCTTCGCAGCCTCGACGACGACCAGGTTCTTGGAAATTCCTGCGAGAGCAGAGGATCGACCATTTGCCCTTTCGTTCGTTTCCTTGCGTTCCATCTGCGTCTCCTTAGAAAGAGAAAAGGGGTTGGGCCGTTGCGCAGCCCAACCCCTTTGGGCTTTTGATCGGCGGACTAGCCTTTCTTGTCCGCCTTCTTCAGCTTTTTGATCAGCTCATCCTTGTTCTCGCCCTGCGTGTAATCCACGCCGGCGGCGTCAAGGCGCTCCTGCAGCTCGGACTTGGTCAGGGTCTCGAGGTCCTCGTCGGCGGGAGGAGCCGCGGTGCCCTTGCCGGCGCCCTTGCCCGACGCAGCCTTGGCTTCCTTCTCCTGGCGGGCCTTGAGTGCCTCGTTGGCGGCCGCGGCGTCCTTCTCGGCCTTGTCGGCATCGGCCTCGGCCTTCTCCGCGGCCTTTTCTTTCGCCGCGGCGTCGGCCTTCAGCTTCGCCAGGCTCGCGGGCGTCGCGGTAACGTTGACGCCGGGGTTGCCGCCGTTGGCGGCGAGCGCGGCGGCGCTGTCGGCGGCGGTGCGCGCAGCGACGGCGGCGGCGCGGGCCTTCATCGCCGGGTTCGTCTCGGCCATCTTCCGGTGGTCCTGGACTTCGGTCGAGGCGGCGTGCTGCTCGTACTGCGAGCGCATGTTCTCCTTGCGCCGCTCCTCTTCGGAGGCGCGGAGCACCTCGCCGGCGGTCTTGGCGGGCGGGTCGCCCTTGGCAGCGTTCGGGTCGTCGAACGTGTACTCGCCGGTCTCGACCATCTCTTTCGCGTCGACGGCTTCGTGGTGGGAGACGGCGCCGGTTTCCTTGTGGAAGACTTTCATGTTCTCTTACTCCTTCGGGTGTTCTCTTACGTTGGGAGGCCCCGCCGCCGGGCTTGGAAAGCCGAGCGGCGGGGAGGGCGGGACTAGCGCTTCGCCAGGAAGGCGAGGTAGGTGATGCTGTTCGCCACGGCGCCGACGTTCACCGTGCGGATGCGCAGGTAGCGGAAGGTCGTGCCGCCCTTCTCGTTGCGCACCGGCATGATGTAGCGGCCGACGACGTCGTCGTAACCCTGGCCGTCCGCGACGTGGCGCGCCGACAGCGCCGCGCCGAGCGTGATGCTGCCCAGCGAGGCAATGTTGGCGGCCGTGCCGAAGGTGGCATCCGGAGAACCCTGGACGATGATCTCGTAGCTCTCGTCGGTCGTCACCACGTCGATCGCGGAGACGTCGACGACGAGGTCCATCGCGGCCAGCCCGTTGCCGATGTCGACGATCAGCGTGCCGTCCGCGGAGGCGGTGACCGCGGCCGACGCCTTGAGCAGCAGCGCGTTGTCGTAGGTCTTGCTGGAGTAGAGAGCGGAGAGCACCGTTCCCGTCCACGCCATGTAGGCGGCGATGCCCGCCAGGAAGTGCTTGATGCTTTTCATGAGCTTTGTCCTTTCGGTGGGTGGCAGGTTACGCGACGACGGCGAGGTTGCCGATGTGGCGCAGGCGGGTGAGGGAGCGGCCGTTGTAGACGGCGAACCCGTTGTACCACTCGACGCGGGTCCGATACATCGGAGAAGCCTCCAGCTCGCCCAGGTCGCGCACGTCGACGCCGCCATTCTGGATGCCCTGGATCGCGCCATCGCCCATGCTCAGCACGTAGATCGACGTCGCCGTCGCGGTGCCGGAGGCCGCGGCCTCGTTGAAGCCGAGGATCGCCGCCTGCGTGTTGTCCAGGTCCACCGTCAGGATCGGCAGGTCGTTGTAGATGGTGATGCGCTTGCCGAAGGAGTCCTTGTCGTAGGTGATGAAGCCGCCGACGGTGTAGTTGCGCGCGGCCGCGGTGATGAGCCGGCGCATCGCCTTGCTCATCAGCAGGTGGGTCGGGTTCAGCGTCTGGTCGATCGCCTCATCGAGCTTGCCGAGCGAGAGCGCGGCGCCGTTGGCCGTCGAGCCTGCGCTGATCACCTGCGCTCCGGTGGCTCGCGTCTGCAGCCCGTCGAACTCGCGCGGATCGGTGGCGGTGTCGCCCTTGATGAACTTCTTCGTCCACGCCAGCGCCAGGGCGCGGACCTTCATGGCCTCGTGGGTGGAGCGCTGGGCCATGCCCATCGTGTCGACGATGAACTTGTCGACGTCGAGGTCGCCGCCGGCGATCACCAGCGACTCGGTGAGGGGATTCAGCACGCCGGTCGAGGGCGTGTAGGCCTCGTTCACCCCGCGGAAGCCGACGCCGGGCAGCGACTCTTCCCGGTTGTACTTCATCGCGTTGCCGGGGATCGTGTCGAAGGGCAGATTGGCGAGGATGTCGCTGGAGCCCGCGTAGAGCTCGATGATGGCCTGGCGGATCACGTCGCCGGTCTCGAGCTTCGCAGCCTCGACGAGAGTCAGGCCGCCGAGCACGACGCCCTGGCGGTACATCAGGTTGTTGAGGAACGCGGAGAGCGCTGCGATGACCAGCATGACCGCGAGATGGAGTTTCTTGAGGGCAGCCATGGAGGCTCCTTTCGAATCGGTTGAATGGGAAAATCGTTTGCCGCTCGCCCATCCCGGACGATTCGCCGAAGTCCCCGCATCCCGCGGATCTCCAAGCAACTTCTTTTCTGGGTTCGCAGGCCAAAGCACCTGTCCCAGATGCTTTGGCCTTGACCCCAGTGCGTCGGGAACTCCTAGGCTCTCCCGACCAAGCCTGAGCCGGCAGCATATACCTGCCGGAGCGGCGCTGTAACCCAGTGCCTTTTAGCGCTTGGCCCCTGCCTGCAATTCGCGCGCTTTCGTCAGCCGATCGGTCGGAGACAATCCCGAGAAATCGGGCGCGCCGCGCACGGTGCGCTTGTCGCCCTTGGCGTCGCCGCCGCTCCCGCCTGCCGGGAACCAGTGTGGGCAGTCCGCGCGGCGCTCCTCGATCCAGTCCTCGACCGAGAAGGGCGCCTTGCCCTCCTTGTTGAGCACGACCGTCTCGCCGTCCTCCTCGAACTGGACAGCCTTGAGCTCGTCGTTCAGCGAGAAGATCTGCCTGGCGCGCAGCAGCGCATCCTCGATCGCGCCCGGGAACATCCCCGCGTTGGTCGCCGCGGCGCGCACCTTGTTGTCGATCGCGTGCTCCATCAGCGTCGAGGCCACCTCCAGCGCGCCGTCGCGCTCCTCGCCCGCGGTCTGCGCCTGGCTCATCAGCTCCTCGCGCATCTTCTGGGTGCGGGCCTCCATCACCTTGTCGATGTGGCCGGCCTGGATCATCTTGCGCTCTTCCTCGCTGGCGAACTGCGACAGGAGCTCGCGGGTCTTGACCGGGTCGATGCCGTCGAACTGCTTGAGCTGCGTCTCGTACTCCTCCCTAACCTTCTTGATCTTGTCTTCCGAGTTACGGCGCTCGTTCTCCGCGACCTTCTTGAGCCCGGTGACATCTTCGACGTCGACCTTGGAGTGGTCCAGCTTGAACTTCTTCGTCGCCGGGTCCTCGGCGTACCAGGCGCGCATGAACTCCGGCACCGCCTCGAGCTTGTCGACCTCGGGGGCGATGGCGCCGAGAGACAGCCCGCAGCGCTCGATCCATGACGGCTCGAACGGGTCCGCCGCCATCAGCTTCAGCGGCTGGAGGGGACGCCCGAACGTCAGGACGCTGAGCCACAAGCGGCCGGTGAACAGGAGGTAGATCCGCTCGCGGAGCGTCAAGCCCCAGCACGAGATGGCCTGCCCGTTGTCGCCGACGTGCGCCGGCAACGGGATGTACGGCTTCTGGTCCTTCGCGATCACGATGTTCTGCTGCTTGAATTCGACCGGCTTCATGCTCTTCTCCTTTGATGGAGTTGCCCGCGCATCCCGCGCGGTAAGGTTTGCCCGAATCCCTCGAGCCCTACTTGCTTTTTTTCTTGCCCTTCTGGAACGGCGGCAGCTTGCCCTTGCCCTTCGGAGCTTCGGACTTGCCTCTGCTGCCCTTCTGGTAGTTCTTCAGCCCTTCAGGTACCTTTCCCATGATCGCCTCCTAAGTTTTGCTCGCGCGATCCCTGCGCGTAGGGTTCACTTCTGAGAGTATATCCTGGCTTGTTCTCCAGCCGACGCGCCCGCACGTTGTCGGTCGCGTCGAAGCCCAGCTTGCGCAGCGCGCTGGCCAGCGCCATCGGATCTCCGTGGCTCGCCGCGTAATCGTCTGCCTCGAGTTCTTGCCTGTAGCGGCGCGACGGCGACGCGCGCATGAAGAAGCAGACCAGCAGGAGATTCTTCCAGATGTGGCGGTGGTGGCGGTGCCCCTCCTCGTGCAGACGCACGGCGTGCCACTCGTCCGGCGTGAGGCGGTCTACGTAATCGTCTGGGATGATGATGCGGAAGCCGTTGAAGGATGCGCCCTGCGGATTGGCGTAATACATGCCGACTAGATGCAGCGCGATCCACAAGACCCAGATGACGGCGAAGACTGTTCCGGCAATGACCATCAGGCGTATCTCGCGCGCAGTTGTCCGACGGTCATTATGCGCGTCCCGTCGAGCGACAGCAACTGCTCCAGTGTCAGCTTATTGTCGCGCCAAAGGTCTGCGCGCCCGGGTCCGAGCGCCTCGTCCTGCCATGCCTTGCCCTTGCGGCGCAGGAAGGCCTCGAAGTCCATGCCAGCCGACACGGGACCGTCGCTCGATGCGCGGCGGCCGGGCTTGGCCTCCTCGGCGTCGATCCCTAGCTCCTTGTAGGTCTTCGTCACCGCGACCGCCACGCACCGGCAGCCCCAGTGGATGACGCCCGGCCCGCCCTCCCACGCGAGGGAGTGGCCCTGCGGTTTCGGCGGGTCGTCGAGCAGAGTGTACCGCTTGCGATCGCGCGGCCCGCAGATCGGGCATGTGTGGACATCGAGCGTCGCGAGCCAGCGGATTCCCGAGAGCGCGTCTGCATTCCTGCGGAATGTCTCCATGCGCGCCTCATTGGCGGCCGCCTGGATGCTTGTGTGCACGAGCGAGCGGGCATTGCTGCGCGCCACATCCATAACTCCTGGAATGCCGAGCCGCGGCGACCCGACAACGCGGCGAACAATTTGTTCGTTGGCCTCGCCTGCGGCGATCCCCTGGCGGACGGCGGTGGAGAACCGCCAGGCGGTGTCCTGCGACTGCCGCAGCCACCAGTCGGCCGACGACGAACCCAGCAGCAGAGCGTTGGACGCCACGCGGGCGAGGAACGTCTCCGTAGGCAGGCCGACCGCCAGCACGATGCGGAGCGCAGGCCCGAGCGCCTGCGCGGTGGTCTCCGCCGTGGCTCGCGCCGCGCCGGCCATCGACGTGCTGAGGACGGCCTGCCCGGTCGCGTAGTAGCGGTCGATCACGGCCGTGGCCTGGCGCAGCATCTGTTGCGTGCGCGCCTTGGTGAACTCGGTCAGGTCTCCGCCCGCAAGCGTCTGCGCCAGCTCGGCCTGCAGCCGGTTGAGTACGGCGAGCACGCGGGCGCGCACGCCGGCCTCGAACCTGAGCAGGTCGATCTGGTGCTCGAGGATGAGGTCGATCAGCGCCTGGTCTATGGTTCCCACTAGCAAGAGCTCCGCGGTTTAGGCGCAATGATAATGCGGCGATCAGTGACCTGCGTACGCAACCTGAGGCTGTTGTCGCGCCAACCACACTTTGAGGCTTCGAGAGCATCAAACCTCTCATCGATGTCCTTCATCATGCTCACGGCAAGATTTCTAGCCAACTGCTGAAGTAGCTCTTTGAGCATCAAAACCTCCTCTGCCGCTGCATAGGGTCGGGCTTGACGCGCGTCGTCTCGATGCCGCGGGCACTCATGCTCTTGAACACAGGGTCAGCCGACGGCGCAGCCTGGTTCGGCAGGTACGCCGGGTCCGAGAAATTCTTCGCCAGCAGCACCGGCTCCGGGAACCAGCCGTTGCACATGGTCGTCAGCTCGCGCAGCACCTTCTGCGGCAGCTTGCTCGGCGTGACCGTCGTGATGATCCGGCACTTCGACAGGTGCCGGTACAGGCACACGCGCGGCAGCGTAGCGTCGCTCTTGCATTCATTGTCGAGGTACGCGATGTCCTCTATCACAGACCACTGGTGCTTCTCCATCGGCTCGGTGACCTTGACCCACTTGATCGGCGGCCCTCCCTCGACCGGCGGGACCTGCGCGAACGAAACCGCGATCACGAAGTAGGGAAGCGACAGCATCGTCAAAATGATGGCTCTCATCGTTGGCCCTCCGCGGCGCGCTGCCGCGCTTCGTAGGCGTCGCCCAATTGCTTCGCCAGCGGGTGCTTGACCCACGCCAGCACCATCCGGTTCAGCTCTATATCGCACTCCACGCACAGCGGGCGGTGGAGGTTGCCGTCCGAGCAGATCTGCCAGGTGGCGTGCGCCCTGCGCGGGCAGCGCACGCACTTGAGACGGCGGACGCCCGCGTCGGTGTACGGCCGGCGCCGACCGATCAGTCCCACCATTCCGCCTTCTTCATTCTGTTGGTCATGCCCTCTTGCAGCATCAGGCAGGAGCCGTAGTCGTGGCAGACGAGCCTGCCCTTGAGCATTCCATAGTTGTACCGCTTGAAGTCGGTCAGGTAAGCGGGCATTCTCTCGGGGAACTTCGTTGCCATCGTCGTGCGGCGCTGCATCAAGATCCCGCCGCTCTGCGAGATCCAGACACACGGGGCGAACCACCTGGCATGGGGAGTTCCCTTGACCATATCCCACACCTGCCACTCGAAGATATTCTGGAAACGGTCCTTGTTCTGGTCTTCGATCTTAATAACGATGCCATCGTCGATCGCAGACTCGTACACGTGCCGCGTCAGCCCGGTGCCGATCAGGGCGCCCGTTACGCTGACTGCCAGCTCGTGCTGAAGCGACGGGTTGTACAGGTGCGTATTGCTCACGCGATCGCCTTGCCAGGCTGGCCGCCGCCGGCCCCCGATTCGCCGAAAATCTCCTGCTGCAGGGCAAGCGCCGCGGCGTTCTGCTCCTGGATCTGCTGCTGGCGCTCGGCGATGCGCGCCTGCTCCTCTTCGAGGGTGACCTCCTCGGCCACGATCTCGCCGGCCTTCAGCAGGTTGAACAGCCCCTGGTCGGAGAGGCCCGGCGCGCCCTGCTGCCAGCCGCCCAGCAGCGCGGAGAGCATGGCGGGATCCATCGGGGCCGGGTAGAAGTCGCGGTTGAGCTCGACGAGAACCTTCGACGGGTCGGCCTCCGCCCACTCGGTGAACCACTTGAGCGCCTGCGTCATGCCGAGCGAGATGGCCTGCGCCATGCTCGACAGCGTCGACTCCTCGCCCTTGCGGTGGATGCTCGACGACTCGGCTGTCTCCACCGCCTTCTTCTGCGGCTCCAGCATGCGGGCGCCGAGGATGGCCATCTGCTGCTCCTCGCGGTTGAGCTTGTTCTCGAGGGTGCTCAGGCCCGCCCCGCTGAACTCGACGAAGGACGCCTGCGCCTTCTCGTTGGCAGAGACGATCGCCGTCTCGCTGCCGATGTAGACGTCCTTGGGGTTCCCCGCGGCGTCGAGCTCACGCTTGAACCCGGCGAGGAACAGGGTGGGCAGCGCCGTGAAGTGGCAGCCGTGCGCGTAGTCGGCGCTCGTGCGGTAGTGCGCGAGGTTCAGGTCGACCAGATCGATCAGCGGCGGCTCGTCGACGTCGGGCCCGACCTCGTCGGTGCCCATGATCACGAGCGGGATGAAGCCGAGCTTCATACTGCGCATTTCCGGGTAGATCGGCGGGCCGGGAACGTAGGCCGTCGCATTGCCCTTCATCCCGGTAGTCGACTTGGTTAGCTGCGGCTTGAACACGCGCTGCCGGTAGACCGGCGACGCGGGGGTGTTGTCGCCGGGGCTCGCCGGCAACTGCTCCAGGTCGAGCACGCGATACGTGTCCTGCTCCTTGGACTCGAACTCGTCCTTCGGATTGTCGACGCTCTCGGGCTCCTTCAGCACGACCTGCGTCAGCACCGTCTGGTTGTTGACCCGCCCGGTGCGCCAGTTGATGACCGACTCCGCGCGGTAGAGCAGCATCGTCGGGCGAAGGTTCATCCGCCTGGCGTCGGCCTGCGTCAGTCCCTTAGGGGCGGTCGGGTAGTCGACCAGCACGGCGATGCGCCCGACCGTCAGCGCGTTCTCGCTCACGTCCTGGAGGAGGAGCTGGAACGGCTGGCCCGCGGCGTCCACGTCCTTGAGCAGCTCCTCTACCGCGGCAGGGACCTCCACCTTTGGGGGCTTGCGGAACATCATCCCGAGCAGACCGGAGATAGTACGCCACGTGGCGTTGTAAAACGTGGAGCGCAGCACCATCGCCTTGTAATCATTGGAGGTCTGCGCCTTTAGCTTCGGCAGGTACTTCTCGCCGGCCTGGTGCACGGCGTCCTGGCCTGCGGCCACGTCGCGGCAGCGCTCCCACTTCTTGGAAAACTCCTGATACTGCCTGTGCTGAGTATTGACGGGCATCTTAAATTACTCCTCGAGCATTGCGAGTAGGGCCCCCTGCCGCAGGGCGCGGGTGACCAGTCCCGTGGGCGTCGGCGCGTCGCCGAAGTCCTCGAGCAGAAGCTTTGAGCGAATGAAGGCCGCGGCCTCGGCGCACTGCCACTTCTCGTTCGCGCCCGGCACCACCTTCGTGATGGCGGACTTGATAGCCTCCACCTTGGAGTACCGCTGGCCGACGATCGCCATAGCGGTGAGCTCGGCCTTGTTGTCCCATTGCTCGCGGATCTCGTCGCGCAGCCAGTAGCACGGCAGCAGGCGGGACAGCGGGAAGATCCGCACCGCGGGCACCACGGCCTCGATCACCAACACGCGCTTGCCGACGCACCAGGCGACGCCGACGTGCGCGTACTCGCTCCTCGTGAACACGCGAACGAACTGCACCTCGAGGTCGTGCCACGTGCGCCACGCCTCGTGACCCCACGCCAGAAGATCGCCGGAGCGGAGAAACGGGCGCGCGGCAGGGTAGTTCACGGCTGCTGCACCTTGACGCGCAGCTCGCGGTTGACATCGTCCAGCTCAGCCTTGTAGCGGAAGAACTGCTTCAGCTCCCACTGGTTGATCATGCGCGCGTCGCGCTTTGCCTCCAGCTCGAACACCTTGTCCTCGAGCGAGTTCTTGCGCTGGCGCAGGAACCCCGCGTCGGTGTACGCGCGCTGGGCGGCCAGCTCTTTTTTGAGCTCCTTCTTCGCCGCGGCGACGGCCTCCTCGGCCCTCTTGACGTCGGCGGCCTTTGCGTAGCGCGCGTCGATCGCCAGGGTGGCAATCACGATCGCGGCGACCAAGCTGGCGAGCCACCAGATAGTCTTCTTCACTGCGGGATCGATCATTGTGGCCTCGCAGTCATCTTTTGCTCGACTGCCGCGCAGGCCTCACCCTCCTCGTGGATCAGGCGCTCCAGGTCGGCGAGCGGCATGTAGAAGGCGCCGGCCTTGCCCCAGTTGTCGCCCCACGAATTCTCGAGGGTGGCGAGCGAGCGCGTGGCGTTGATCCCCCGGAGCAGGTAGGCGTGGCCGCCGAGGACCGCGGCGCCCGGCTCGATCTTAACGATCCCCTCGGGATCCGGGTGCTCGAACGAGCTGTACCAGTTGGTGCCGACGACGCACGGACCGTTGGTCAGCACCCACTCGACCACGGTGGACAGGTCGAACGCCCAGAGGTAGCTCTTGAGGTGCCCGAGGTCGGTCAGCACTTTGGCGCCGGCGCGCACGCTCGTGCCCCCATCCATGGAAGGGTCCCAGTCGCCCATCGCGGCCTCGGCATCGTTGTCCGCCCACGGATCGATCGCGACCGCCCTGCGGTAGATGTCGAACGGCGACGGCCCGCTCTTCTCGGTCTGCATCGGCGCGCAGCGCAGGAAGTTCTTCCACGCGTGGCCGACGCAGGTGCTGGTCAGGCCCTGGTCGAGCGAGCGCCCGTTGACCCGCCACGTCTTCGCGCTCGGAAGCAGCACCTTGTCCGCGGTGGCGAGCTTGCGGCGCATCAGGTACTCGCGGTCGCGCGGGTCGACGGCGATCCGGCGGCCCAGTCCCTTGTTCATAGTTGTCGTCCTCCCAAGCGATGCAGCGGGTGGTTCTTGAGATAGCCAATCCGCACGCGGCCGTACCTGGCGACGTACTCGATCTGGCCGTTCGCGATCCCCGCGACGCAGTGAACCTCGCCGAGCTGCTCGTCGGCGAAGACGCAGCGCCGGATCTGCGCGCCATCCAGCATCACGACGGCATAGGAGAAGTAGGGATCGTACGCGGGGTGATCCTTATTCGTCGAGATCCTGCGCCCGCGAGGCTGCGAGCCGACGGCGAACGGCAGCAGCGCCGCGGCGGCCGGAAGCTGCACGAAGCGGCGGCGGTTCACGCGAGCCCCTTCAGCGCGTCCTCGAGGTCGTGCGCCTCTTTCGCCTGCCTGTTGCCCTCCCTGGAGACCTGCACGGCGCGGGCGGCCTTGACGAGCCGGCGCACCTTGACGGCGTGGTCGGCGTCCGCGAGCGCGGCCTTGATCGAAGGCTCGTCGTAGTCGAGCGCCTCGTCGATGATGGCGACGGCCTGGTCCCTGGCCTCGTCGCTGGATGCCGAGGTGGATAGGCCCGCCACCAGGTCGCGCGCCGCTTTCAGCGCGTTGTGCATCTGCGCGGTGAGCTGGCGGGACGCGGCGAGCTGCAGTTCGGTTTCGTGCATGGTCAGACTCCTCTTATGACGACGCGCTCGATGCGGTCGTGGACGATCGGGTGCTCGTAGGCTATCGGGTAGGTCGAGGCGTCGTTCTGATGGTCGTGCCCGCTCTTCTTGTCGGGCTCGCCGTTCTCGTCGTAGGCCTGGCTCTCGAAGCAGCGCGCCACGGTCGGGCACTCGCGATCGTTGACCCAGAGCCTGGCGATCTCGAACTGCTTGTTGGTGGCGTTGACGCGGTCCTTCACGGCTGGGTTGGCGTTATCGGCGCGCACCTCGAACCCTGCCTGGTCGAGCAGCGCCAGGTCGGACTTGCTGGCGTCGACCGTCTCGCGGTTCTTGCCGCTCGGGTCCGGGTAGACGATGATGCGGTGCCCCTCGTCCTTCCAGCGCTCCGTGATGATGCGGATCATGTCGGGCGTGTCGAGCACGTCCTTCAGCTCGGCGACCGCGTGCCACCCGTTCGCCCGCGGCACGTAGACCGTCGCGGCCATCTTCGTGACGTTGAAGTCCATGCCGATCAGCAGCGCCTCGGCGTCCGCGCCATTCTTGCGCGCGCGGATGGTCTCCCTCGACCTGCACCGGACTCGGTCGTAGTTCCTGTAGACGGTGCCCGCGGTGAGGTTGACGAACTTGCCGTCCAGGTACGCCTGCCGCAGCTCCTCGGTGTAGGCCTCGTAGAGAGACTGGATGTAGTCGTCCGGCAGGTTCTCCTCGTTGTCGTAGGTCGACGCCTGGACCAAGCCGTAGTTCTCCTTGAGCGCGGGCCGCTCCTCCGGGTCGGAGACGAAGAGCTTGTGCGTCGCGCGGAAGCCCTCCGGCGTCGTCGTGACGTCGATGCCGTTGCGCAGCCCGGGCCGCTTGATCCGCATGCGCGCCAGGATCTTGCGCCACGCAAGACGGGCCTTGTTCATCGGCAGCGTGTCGAGTTCGTCGACCAGGGCGTGGCCCACGTTGAAGCCGATGATGGTCTCCGGCTTCTCCATGGAGCGGCAGATCGTCGTGCCGCGGTAGCGGGCGCCGCTGTAGAAGTGGACCTCCTTGTTGCCCTCCATGGCCTTCGTACGCAGGCCGAACTCGAAAGCGACCTCGTCGATCGTCGGGTAGAAGATGTCGCGGATAAGCGAGTAGGTCGGCGCGAAGTACCCAGAGTTCACGCGCGGCCACTCGAGGTGGTGGGTGCAGGTCGCCATGCTGCCCGCCCAGGTCTTGCCCGAGCCGAAGCCCCCGACGTAGGCGCGGTTCTTGGTTTCGAGCGCCAGGAACTCGCACTGCGGGAGGTTTGCGTGGGGCATCAGAGCTTTGCCGCCTCGTCCTCTAGCTGCGCAGCTCTCCTCAGATAAGCCCTAGGCTTTAGCCCGCGCTGCGCCAGCCCGCGGAGCTCGGCCGCCTGACGCAGGAGCGCGTCGCGCCTAGCAGGCTGCGCAGCGGACGCGCGCCTCAGGCCGCCCTTGCCGAACAGCTGAACCCTGACGCGCTCCTGCGCCCTGGCCAGGGCGGCCTTAGACATCCGGCCGCTCGGAGAGTCGAGCGCGAGCGCATCGGAGAAGGCCCTCGGCCCTCCGCGCTTGGGCCGCAGGCGCCACGGCTTTCCAGCCGCGCGCCTGCGGCGCATTTCAAGGGCGGCGGCTCGCGCCGCGTCGGACCAGGCCATCAGTATCCGTACCTTCTGCGATGCGGATCTTTGGGCCCGTACTTGAGCTCGAATTTACGGGCTTTTTCCGCGACGATGTTAGCCTTGAGCCGCTTGAGCACCTTCGAGTAACGCTCGACGTTGCGGTTCGCGGCGCCCGCCGGGTAGCGGCCGCCCACGCCCATCGATTGGAGCTCGCCCAGGTTGCGCTTCGCCGCGGAGATCTGCGCCGCGTAGGAGCGAGGGCCCCTCTTGCGGCCCTTCGCCCTGCGGCGCCTGGCCTCCGCGGCCGCGGCCCGGGCCGCGTCTGACCAGGCCACGGCTCAGCGCCTCCCGCCGATCGGGCCGAACTCCGCCTGCACCATGCGCCCGGCGATCACCCTGGCGTGCAAGTTCCTGTACCTGGCGTCGCCGCCCGACCTGCGCGCCTGCGCCCTGGCAGCCTTGAGCGTCCTGGCGAAGACGTCGCGCCTCTGGAAGACGCCGGGCGCGGCCTCGTGCATCGACTGCGACCGCAGGCCGCGGAGCCTGGCGGCCGCCTCGAGGTGCCTGGCCGAGTCCCTCTTGACCAGTTGCCCGAGCCTGGCGTGGAGCCTGGCCGTGGCCGCGTACCTGGAGGCGGTCATGCCGCCCATGCCGCCGACCAGCTCGGAGGACGGGTGGCGCGCCTCGCGCTCCGCCATCGCCAGCAGCGTATTGGACCCGACCCTGGCGCGCAGCCTGGCGCCGTCCTTGCCGGGCGTCGCGAGCAGCCTGGCCATTTCGTCCCGGTTCTGCCCGACCGTGGGCACCTTGCGCCGCCTGGCATTCCTGCGCCTGGCTTCCAGTGCCGCCGCCCTCGCCGCGTCGCTCCATGCCATGTCAGTTCTCCCCGGGAGTTCTGCGGCCGGCCCGCCTGGCCGCGGCGCGAACCTTAGAATTTACCTTCGAGCTGTCCCCGCCGAAATTCCTGGCGGCCAGCACGGCGCGCCTCGCCGCGGCCTTGCGATTGCGGCCGCGCTGCCTGAGGAGTTCTGCCTTGTCGGAGAACCTGCCCGGCGGCCGCACCGCGCGCAGGTCGGAGGGCCTCAGCGTCTCGACCGGGACTATGCGGCCGCGCGTGCCCTGGACCGCGGCGTGGACGCGGTCGAACCCGCCGGTGTCGTAGTGCGCTTCCCTCACGGTAAACCTGATCCCGCGCTCGCCTGGCCCGGGCCTGGCGTATCTGGCCGTCTGGCCTGGCTTTAGCCTCCGCGCGAGGCGGCGTCGCCTCGCCTCCAGTGCCGCCGCCCTCGCCGCGTCGCTCCAGGCCATAGCTAGATCCTCCTCTTCATGCGCCGGACGCGCTCGGCCAGCGTCGAGCTGCCCCAGTGCCGGTCGCGGTGAAAGTTCCGCGCAGCGGTCGATTGCCGCGCCGAGTCCATCACTTGCGAGGTAGAGCGGCCCTCGACTATCCAGCCGCGGCTCGTGAGGATGCTCTCCCCGGTCTTCTTGCCCTTCCTGATGGCGCGGATTTTGCGCGCCAGCTCTGCGCGGAACGCGGGCTCGCCGGGTCCGGCGTTGTACTTCGTCAGGCTTCGCAGCGCATGCTGGGGAAAGCGCTGCTTTGACTTCGAGTGCGCCCTGCGCGCTTCCAGCGCCGCCGCCCTCGCCGCATCTGACCATGCCATGGTGTCACCCCTTCCGACGCCGCGCGTCCTTGAACTCGATTGTCACCGCGACGGGAGGCGGGGCCTCGCCGTCGTCCTCTGGCTGCGCGCCCTTGTCCTTGGAGTAGAGGCCGAAGTGCTTCATGGCCTGGTCGCGGGCCGCGTGCCTGGCGGGGAACTTGACCTTGGCGGTGGTGACGCTCAGGAGGGTCACCTCGTCCTTCGAGCCCTTCTTTCCCTTCAAGACCTTAGAAACCTGGTCGACGTCGACGCCCTCTAACTCGAGGCGCACCTCGTCGGGCATGTCCTGCACCCTCTTCAGGGTCCCATCCTCGTTGTACATCAGGCCTGGGTCGAAGCGCATCGCCCTGGCGAGCGACCTGATGACCTCCTCCGCGGTGAGGGCAACCATATCCCCAAGTTCTTTGGAGCGGAACTCGATCATTTCCTTGACCCAAGGGTCTTTGAGAATCGCGTAGGCGCATTCTCCGGCGGTTTTCGGGCTGTAGCCCACTGCCCTGGCCGCGGCGCTCGCGTTGCGGTTGTTCGCGAAGTATGCATCCACGAACAAGCGCTTGCGCTCCTGCGACCTAGTCTTTGATGTTCCTGCCTTCGCCCGCTTTGCTGCCGCCACATTCCCGCCTTCCTATCCCAATATTTCCGTTCGCCTCTCCATGCCGCAGCATCATGCACCTGCCCGGCAGCAGGTGTAACCCATGCCGAGGCGCGGCGCAGGCCGAAATTTTGTGTTATTTGGAGGAGGTCTGCTATGGCGGCGGGGCCGAACGGAGGCCGAAATTAACGCAATCCTAACGGAATAATGGGACTTTCGTTATCGCGATTTCTCATAGCGGAAATCGCGATTTCATAACAGAATTAACAGTTTATTCTTTATCTATATATAAGAGTAAAAATAGTAAGGTAGTAATAATAGCAGAGTAAAAGAGAAATAATAGCTATAAGCTTGGTGCGTTTTTCCGATTTCTGTTTTCGCGACCTGGGAGCCTTGGTCGCCGACCCGCGTCCGAAGTCCGTTTCCATAGCGGAAAATGCCGAAATATCTAACTGGTTTACAAGTTGCTCGTTGAAAAAATATAATGTCGGTTCACTGAAATTCGTGCTTTGGATGCGCCTCCGGGCGCCTTGGGAAGACAAAAATGCCGAACGTGCTGATCGCCATACCCGACCTAGTGCTGGGCGAAATAGACGCCGAAGTGGCGAGGGAGAACGCGAAGAGGGCGGCCGAGGCGCCGAGGCCGCGGGCCAGGACGAAGGCCAAGGTGCCGCCGCTCAGCAAAGCGGAGCTGGATGACCTGACGCTCAGAGCGCACGAGATCCGCAGGGAAAAGGGGCTCGCTGCCGCGAACGAATTCCTGAAAGGGGAGAGCCAGAAAAGGAAGGACGCGCATTGTGCGAAGCGAGCAGCCGAGCGTGCACTTGATCGGGCGCCGAAGAAGCTCACCCGCACGGCGCTGGCGACGCGTCTGCTGATACTGGGCTTCGACACGCACCAGGCCGACAGGAAGAGGAGCGGCAACGGCAAAGTGCCAGGCAGGCGCAGGCCGACCAAGGCGCAGGCCGCAGGCGCGTGAAGAAGGCCAACGGGGCGCGCGGCCCTCTGGCCGCGACGGATTTCTCCCCGCGCGCCCTAGGTCTCGCCGACCTGAGGCGCTCGGGCCTGGACGAGTCCGATGCCGCGCGCATGCGCCTGAGCTTTTTATCCGGCAGGCAGACCGCGGCCCTCGGGGCAAATTTCAAGGACCGCCCGAGCCTGAAGATACCGTACCACGACGCGGCCGGCAAGCCGACAGGGTTCTTCCGCGTCAGGTACCTGGGGCCGGAAGAGGGGCTCGACGCGCTCGCGAGGAAGCCGCAGCGCTACGCGCAGCGCGAGGGGACGAAGCCCGAGCTGTACTTGCCGCTCGGCGTACCGTGGAAGAAGCTCTCCGGCAGCGAAGCGGTCACGGTGTGGATCACGGAGGGGGAGAAGAAGGCGGCGAGCGCCTGCAAGTCGGGCGTCGCGACGGTGGGGCTCGGCGGCGTCTGGTCGTGGAAATCCACGAGGGAGGGCATACCGTTCCTGCCGGCGCTCGAGGCGATCGGGTGGAAGGGGCGCCAGGCGCGCATCGCCTTCGACTCCGACGTCGCGACGAACTCGCAGGTCCTGCGCGCCCTGCTGGCGCTGGCCCGCGAGCTGACCGGGCGCGGGGCGCAGGTCAAGATAGTGGAGATCGGCGACGGGCCGGAGGGCAAGAAGCGCGGCATCGACGACCTGATCGCCGAGGAGGGCAGGGGCGCCCTCGTCGACCTTGAAGAATCGGCCAAGCACTTCAGCGAGTCCGAGGAGCTGTGGCGGCTCAACGAGGAGGTGGTCTACATCAAGGACCCGGGCCTCATCGTCGTGCTGGCCGACGGGCGCAAGATGAGCGCGGCCGCGTTCAAAGAGCATGCCTACGCGAATCGCTCATACACGGAGACGCGAGTCGACAAAGACGGCAACCCGAGCCAGGTCGAGAAGCCGATCGCGCCGGCATGGCTGGCGTGGCCCCACCGCGCGGAGCTGGCGCGCGTCACCTACGAGCCGGGGGCGCCGCGCGTCACCGCCGGCCGCGGCTACAACTACTGGAAGGGCTGGGGGTGCGAGCCGCGCGCGGGGGACACCAGGCTCTGGTCGGAGCTGCTCGACTTCATGTTCGGAAAGAACGTGGGCACGCGGACGTGGTTCGAGCGCTGGTGCGCCTGGCCCCTGCAGCACCCGGGCGACAAGCTCTACACCGCGGCAGTCATCTGGGGCGTCGCGACGGGCACGGGAAAATCCCTGATAGGCTACTCGCTGGCGAAGATATACGGCGAGAACTTCTCCGAGATCACCGACCAGGACCTGCAGAACCAGTTCAACGAGTGGGCCGAGGGCAAGCAGTTCGTGATGGGCGACGACGTCGCGGGCAGCGAGCACAAGAAGGGCACCGCCGACCGGCTCAAGTTCATGGTGACCCGCCAGCAGATCAGGCTGAACCCGAAGTACGTGCCATCGTTCGTGTTGCCGGACCGCATCAACTACTACTTCAATTCCAACCACCCGGACGCTTTCTTCGTCGAAGACGACGACAGGCGCTACTTCGTGCACGAAGCGCCGCCAGAGCCCATCGAGGGCGATTTCTACAGGCGCTACGACGACTGGCTGCGGTCGAAGGCCGGGCCTCCAGCGCTGTTCCACCACCTGCTGCAACTCGACACCGGGGACTTCGATCCGAAGGCCCGCGCCTTCGAGACGCGGGCAAAGCGCGCCATGATCTCGGATGCGAAGTCCGACGTCGCCGCGTGGGTGGCCCGCCTGGCAGAGGACCCGGATTCGGTGCTGCGGCTCGGGGAGGTGAGGCTGGAGCGCGACCTGTTCACCAACGCGCAACTGCTGGCGCTGTACGATCCGGAGGGCAAGGGGCGGGTGACCGCGAACGGGCTGGGGCGCGAGCTCAAGCGCGCCGGCGTCAGGCAGGCGCTCGAGGGGCAGGTCGTGGCCGCGGCGTCGGGCGCCGGCCGCTACTACGCGGTCAGGAACGCGGGTCGCTGGCTGCGGGCCGACCACGCGGAGGTCGCGGCGCACCTGTCGGGCGCGTCCAGGCCAGAGAAGAAAAGGGGGAAGTACGCGTGAGCCTCAATACTGAACCATCGGCTTATGCTTTTGACTTATTCGCTGATATAAAGCATGCACCAAACAGAAAAGCTACGCCCTCTCAAATAGTGCAGAAAGTTTTGCTTTCGCGTGAAAACGTCCATAGCTTAGGGTTTAACAGGGCTCTCCTTAGAGCTACTATTGACGACGCAATCGAAGAAGATCGCGGAGAGGCTTACCTGCGCAGGCTGAATAAATGGGTCGGAGCAAGAACTAAGCTTAGAAGTGCTTCAGAGAATATTGCCCTCTTGAGCGAGGTTAAGTACTACGGCTCTCGTATAGTGCCAGACGCTTTTTTGCTTTGCCCTAGCAAGAAGACCGTCGTTTGCTATGAAGTAGAAGACCGTCACGCGCTTCCAGCTAGGACATTAAGCAATTACCTACAGTTATGGTTTGCCCTTGAGTATCTTTATTGGGATCTTCATTTGATCTCTTACGATACTTTTGGCAACCCTAGAATTATAGAAGTTTTAAGCACTGGTATGAGTGCTCTGCGCTTGCTAGGAGAAGATTGGTGAAGCCTACCTACGAGCAGATGAAGCAAATGATGGCCGGCAGCGCGGGTGCTGGATATTTTGTGAGTCATCTTTAAAGGGGAAATTTGCATGAAATACACCTTCGACAGCGTGCCAGACTCGAAAGATTGGAAGTTCGTCGACGCGCGTACCGGACTGCAGCCCGTCGGCGACGACTACGTCGCGCTGGAGATAGACGACGCTGCCAACACGGTGGAATTCCAGCACCGCGACACATACGAGGTGACGACGGTTCACGCGCCGATGGTGGTGGTCAGCCTGGGCAGGAAGTGCGTTCTGCTGAACTACGACCCGCCCGGCGACGGCCTGGCAGAGGCGTTTGCGGACGCGCGCACCGCGAAGGCGGGGGAGTAAGGTGGCCATCCTGCCTTACATGACGGAGCAGGAGCGCCGGGCCCTGCTCGAGTTCGAGGCGCCCGCGAAGCTGCTCGGAAAGTTTCACCTGTGGAAGCCGTGCATGGCGCAGAACCCGGCGAGGCCCGACGAAGCGTGGGTGCAGTCGCGCTGCGGCAGGATGGAGAGGGCGAGCATAGTGAAGATATTCGGCATCGGGGCCAGGGGAGACGTCAAGTGCGTCGCCTGCTTCGGGCCGCCGGTTCAACCAAAGGAGAAGACGATGGCTACGAAAATTGGCGGCGCGGGCAACCTCGCCGAAGACGACCTGCCCGGCATGCTGGCGGTGCAGAAGGCGACCGCGGAGAAGCAATGGCCGCACACCGACGACGCGCAGGAGTGGGCGCGGCGCTGGGCCGAGCAGTTTGGGACGAACCCCGCCATGGCCGCGGACGAGGGCACGATGATCGCCTGGTTCGCCAACGCGCTCGTGGCCGGGAAGGATGCCGCCGCGGCGGCGTCGCCCTCGCCCTCGCCGGGCTTCGTGCTGCTGCCCTGGCTGGCGCGCTGCTCGTGGAAGGAGCAGACCTGCGTCCTGTGCGCGCTGCGCGGACCGGACGCCGGCGCCTCGGCCAAGGTGAAGTCGTGGACGCGCTTCCTGCGCGCGGCCGCCTGCCGCAACGCGGACCCGTCAGACCGGTTCATGCGGCCCGAGGAGCGCCAGACGTTCGTCGAGATCGAGAGCACGTCGCAGGACCTGCTCAACATGCTGCCGGTCCACTACCTGGCGCACCTCATGCACGCCCTGCAGATCATCGGGCTGAGGCACGACGACGCGCAGACCTCGCGCGTCGCGCGCTGCGCCTACCTTGACTTGTGCGGCTACCTGCACCTGAAGCCGGAGCCGGACGGCGAGATGGAGATCAGGCTCTCGGACCGGGTCCAGCTTGCGACGAGCAATCTCGAGCATGCCAGCCTGGGCAACGAAGTGACGCCGGACGGCATCGTGCACCGCTGCTCTTGCGGGTGGGTTTCGCGCCCGTGCTTTTCGAACATGGTCGCGTCGAATCTCGGCGCTGATCACCGCGAGGCTGTCACGCGGAACCCTACGCTGGTCGACAAGCACATGACGCCGTGAAGCTGCGCGCGTGAGCGTTTACGTCGACCGCTCGGCCAACCCGTTCGGGAGGATGGTGATGTGCCACATGCTCGCCGACACTCCCGAAGAGCTCCTCGCGATGGCCAGGAAGATCGGCGTCGCGGCGCGCTGGTTCCAGGGCAAGGGAAGCGCGCCGCACTTCGACATCTGCAAATCAAAGCGGGCCCTGGCGGTCGCGGCTGGGGCCAGGGAGATCGACCGCGCGGAACTGTCTAAGGTGCTGGCGCGCGTCCGCGCGTCGTGGCCGAGGGATGCCGCCTCGAAGAACTGGTTGCTCTAAAAGGAAAGTCAATGCCTGATCTCAATCCGACCGAATTCGAGTACGCCGATACCTACGCACCGGGCACGCGCATCGCGTCGCGACTGACGCGCCGCAAGGGCACGGTCCTGGGATGGCCGGACGGGCGCGCGTACCCGCCGGGCCACGGCAGCGACTCGCCCATCCGCGGGCAGGTCTACGGAGCCATCTGGGTCCGCTGGGACGACACCGGCGACTGCCACCACGCCTGGCGCCACCAGGTGCACAGGATATGAAGAAGACAACAAAAGCGAAGGCCAAGCCGAAAAAAGTCCAAGGGCCGAAGGGGCAAGGCGCGCTCGACCTGCGGCCGCCGCAGGCGCCGAAGGGCGCCGCGCAGAAAAAGCTCGGCCCGGTATTCTACTCGGTGACCATCTTCGTCTCGCGGCACGAGGGGGAGAAGGCGGCCATGCTCAGGCACTACGAATTCAACCGCGACCCGGTGACCTTTTACCCGACGGAGAAGGCGATGCGCGAGGCGCAGGAAGCCGCCTGCCTGGCGTCGTTCGGGAAGAAGCGGTGAGTAACCTAAGAGCCTGGATGGCCGTCAGCGAGGCGCTCGTCAGGCTAGAGAGGCCGTTCTACCGCGCCTGCGCCGGCGGGCCGCACTTCGCCACGACTCCAGAGTGGCACGCGGCCCGCGCCTCTCTGCGAGACGCCGAATTGCGGCTGCGCAGGCTGAGCAGCAAACCCGGAAGGAGGGTGCTATGAGCACCAACAACGGGCGCACATGCGAGCATTGCTGTTTTTACAACAGTATCCAGAATCAATGCAGGATAAATCCTCCAGTCGTGGTAGCTTTCGCCGACGGGACGCGCACGATAACCGTCTGGCCCGACGTCAGTCTTACCGATTGGTGCGGGCAGTGGCAAAGCAAGTGAGCCTGGAGAATTACAGCGTCAAACAGTTTGTCTGGCTGCAACGGCCACCGCGCGTGCAATGGGCTATGAAAGTGATCGTCGAGAGCGAGCATGGCGTCGCTGTAGTCAGAACCTGGTTCCATGAGTACGGCCCGACAGAGCGGCCGCCATGCTCGGTTACCATACCGCTGGCGGAGATGTGCGAACGCGTAGCGCTTGCAGCGCTGGCAAGCAACTTAGAAGACGCAGACCTGCGTCTAGAGATCGTTGCATAAAATCAAAGGAGTAGAGAAAATGAACGATGTCGTCGTCAATATTCAATTCAAGCGCGCCTTGCCAACGCAATACCAGGAGTTCATCCACCTCAGCCGCTACTCGAGATGGATAGAGGCCGAAGGCCGGCGGGAGTCGGCTTGGCCGGAGACGGTAGACCGCTGGGGCAGCTTCTGGAAAAAATACCTGCGCGAGAAGTTTTCGGAGCGCCTGGACGAGCGGCAGGTCGACGATTTGGTGGAACGCTGCGCGCATGCCATCACGGCGCTGGAAGCCATGCCCTCCATGCGCGGGCTCATGACGGCCGGGCCGGCGCTCGAGAGGGACCACGCCGCGGGCTACAACTGCGGGTACCTGGCGGCCGACGACCAGGCAGCCTTCTCCGAGCTGATCTACCTGGCCGCCTGCGGCACCGGCGACGGCTTCTCCGTCGAGCGCCAGATGACGAACAAGCTGCCGCAGCTTCCGGAGACCCTGCACGACGTCGCGACGACGATCACCGTCGAGGATTCTAAGGTCGGCTGGGCGGTGGCGCTGCGCCAGCTCGTCGCGATGCTCTTTGTCGGCCAGGTGCCGGGCTGGGACGTCTCCGGCGTGCGCGAGCGCGGATCCAGGCTCAAGACCTTCGGCGGGCGAGCGAGCGGCCCGGGCCCGCTCGTGGAGCTCTTCGAGTTCGTCATAGCGACGTTCCGCGCAGCCGTCGCGCGCGGCCAGGAAGAGGGGCTGTCCGCCAGGCTCACGTCGGTGGAGTGCCACGACATCTTCTGCATGGTGGGGGAGTGCATCGTCTCGGGCGGGGTGCGGCGGACGGCGCTCATCTCGATCTCCAACCTCTCCGATGACCGCATGCGCGACGCCAAGACCGGCGGTTGGCGCGACCGCTCGCCGTGGCGGAGCCTGGCGAACAACTCGGCCGCGTACACGGAGCGGCCCGACTTCAAGGTGTTCATGCGCGAGATGACGGCGCTCTACGAGAGCTACTCGGGCGAGCGCGGAATCTTCAGCCGCGTCGCGGCGAGGGCCAAGGCGGCCGAGAACGGCCGGCGCCGGGTGTCGCGCCTCGTCGACGGCAAGGAGACCCCATGGGAGTACGGGACGAACCCTTGCGGCGAGATCATCCTCCGCCCGATGCAGTTCTGCAACCTCAGCACCGTCGTCGTGAGGCCCGGAGATTCGTTCGACGACGTCGCCGCGAAGGTCGAGATCGCGACGGTCATCGGCACGCTGCAATCGACGTTGACAGACTTCAGGTTCCTGCGGAAGGAGTGGAAGAAGAACTGCGACGAGGAGCGGCTGCTGGGAGTCTCCATGACTGGTCAGCTCGACCACCCGGTGCTCGGTGACCCCGCTCTGGCCGGCGTCTGGCTCGACAGGCTGAAGGCGCTCGCGATCGACACCAACGCGGCAACGGCAGATATGCTCGGCATCAACCGCTCGGCTGCCATCACGACCGTGAAGCCGGAGGGCACGGCGTCGCAGATGGTCGGCGCCGGCAGCGGAATGTCTCCGCGGTGGTCCGAGTTCTACATCCGCCGGGTCACCAACGACGACAAGGATCCGATCACGGCGCTGCTCAAGGAGGCAGGCGTGCCGCACGAGCCGGTGCGCGGCAAGGAGGGTATCTCCACCGTCTTCGAGTTCCCGATGCGGGCGCCCGCCGGCGCCAGGCTGCGGAAGGACACGCCGGCTCTCGCGCAACTCGAGCTCTACAAGGTCTACCGCGAGCACTGGTGCGAGCACAACCCGTCGACGACGATCTACTACAAGGATTCGGATTTCTTTGTCGTCGCGCAATGGATCTGGGATAACTTCGACTCGATCGGCGGGATCGCGCTGCTGCCCGACGACGGCGGTGCGTACAAGCAGGCGCCCTTCGAGGAGATCGACGAGGAGGAGTACGAACGCCGCGCGGCCGCCATGCCGGTCCTCGACTGGTCGCGGCTGCGCGAGCTTGAGACCGAGGACGGCACGAACCCGCAGGCTGTCGCGGCCTGCGCCGGCGGCGCCTGCGAGGCTAACATCTGACCAAAGGAGGAAATAGCCATGGGAACTTTGAACAGGCCGGGCGACTACGATTGCATGGCCAAGCTGAGGGAAAATCCCGACATGCCCTACTTCCTGTTGCTGGCGTCGGACCCGCGCAGCGCGGCCCTGGTCTGGCTATGGGCAAGCATGCGCGAGCTGAGCGACGACCAGAACCTCGACAAGGTTAACGAGGCGCGGCGAGCCTGCGTCGAGATCATGGAATGGCAGGCCGCTAACGGCAGGAAGGCCAGCGGCTTCGGGCAGGCGCTCATGTCCGGTCTCCTGGAGATGTGCCGCACGATCAACTCCATGGCCAAGGAAGAGCCGAAGAACGAGGCCACGCCGCTGGACGTGGTGCGCCGTTACCTCGCGGCCGTCGAGTTCGGCGACGAGGAGCAGTTGAGGAAGGCATCGGAAGACGAGAGGGCCCTGTCGGAGGTGATAGGCGAGTACGACAGGGTCATCGAGGGAATCCTGCCCGCCGTCCTGGCGGAAGACGGCGACGAGGCCGACTTCGTCATTCGCGCGAAGGACTACCGCATTCTCAAGGCAGCCGCGCTGAAGATCTGAAAGCTCCAACCGGTTTACGCGGGCCGGCAGGCCGTTTACAATTAACTAATTATAAAGTTGGAAAAGGAGATGGAGATGGCTGCAGGCAAGGGGAAGGCGCTGAAAATACCGGCCACGCCGGGGCTCGCGGTCGACCTGCTGGACAAGATGCGCGACGCGCGCAAGGCGGTGGCGGAGAGGGCCGCGGAGATGAAGCGGCAGGAGGACGCGCTCGAGTCCGCCATCTTCGAAAAGTTCAAGAAAGCGGACCTGGAAGGCTGCCGCGGCAAGCGCGCCCAGGCGTCCATCTCGCGCTCGGAGGTGCCGACGCCGGATGACTGGGTTGCGACCGACAAGTACATCATCAAGAACAAGGCGCTCGACCTGCTCCAGCGCAGGCTGTCTGTCGAGGCCGTGCGGCTGCGCTGGGCGGACGGCGTGACGATCCCCGGAGTCGGCAAGTTCACGCGGATCTCGCTGCACCTGTCGAAGGTCAAGAAGTCGAAGGCGAAATAAAGGGGCCGCGTTGAGCGCTCTCGCCAGGTCGCGCCATCCGTCCGTCAGCTCGCTAACGTACGACGCCTACCTGCTCCACTTCGATCGCCCCTTCGGGCACGCGCGCCATTATATAGGGATCTGCGAGCCCGGCAAGGCGGCCGACAGGCTGGCGACGCACCAGGCAGGCAGGGGCGCAGTCCTTACGAGGCACGCGGCGGCCGCGGGAGCGCGCCTCTTCTTGGTTAGGACGTGGGAGGGAGTACCTAGGTTCTACGAAATGAGGCTGAAGAAGCAGGGCGGCGCATCGCGGATGTGTCCGGCGTGCAAGGCGGAAATAGCGGGCTATGCCTACGCCCAGATCAGCCCCGGGATCTTCGGCGCCAGGAGCCTCGCCGAGATTCTGAGCGGCATCCTGTGAAATACTTTGCGGCCAAAAAGTGAGGCGATAATATGGAGCAGGTAGACGTAAAAGAAGTTCACGCGGTCGTAGGCACGATGCTCGATTTCCTGGAGAACGCGACGGCGACTCGGCCGGAGGTGCAGGTCGCAGCCTTGCGCGCGACGGCAAACCTGATGGAGGAGACGATGAGCGCCACAAACTCCGTCTCCATGAAGGAGATGGTCAAGGACTTCTGGCGCCGGAAGAGCAGATGATGGAAGTCGACCGCAGTTCGACGGAGTATCTCGAGAAGTGCGTCGAAGCCGAGAACTGGGAGGGGTTCAGTGATTTCCTTGGAACTACCGAGATGAGGGCGGCGACGTGGCTGCTGGTCTCGCTCGTCTACCGCGCGCTGGTGCGCCTGAAAGGGAAGGCAAATGGAGCTTGATAAGGGAGCGTTGAACGAGCTGGAACGCAATATCAGCCCGCCGATGCGCGCGGCGATCACGCTGCCGGTGAGCGGCACCAACGTGACCGTGTACGTGTGCTCCTCGAGGTTCTCGCCGCCGACGGACGATGCGGTGATCCGCGCCGTGGCCGAGCGCCTGACGATCGCGGAGGCGGGGAAGTGAGCCGCCTCGAGGCTGCCGGCACGAAGCCCTGCACCGACACTAACGCGGAGAAAATCGCCTGGGAGAGTGCGATGCGCCGGGCCGCGGCTGTAAAGGCTCCCGTTCTGTGCCAGCGCAAGGCCCCGCGGCTGCCGCCGCGCAGGCGGGAGTTTGCAACGTGAAGGCGCTCAATCCCGAGCACCCGATGTCGCAGCATGCGCAGGAGAACGCGACGAAGTTCATCGCGCTCATGATCTGGAAGATGCGGGCGCACCTGAAGAACCTGGAGGTGCGGCTTGAGGTCTCTGACATGGAGGACTTCACGCGCGCGTTCGCCGGGCAGCGCCCGGTCGTCGCCTCGATAGGCGAGAAGAGCGCCATCATTCTGCGGCTGCTCGACGAGTCCGGCGGCGAGCTCATGCTGAAGTCTCCCGAGGCGTCGCTGGACCACCCCGCGGTGAAGGAGATGGAGCTGATGCTCCACGCGCGCAGGCACGCGCCGAATATAGCCAAGGACCTCGGCGCGGTGATCGCCAGGATGGAGCTGGCGGCCGCAAGGCGCGAGGACATCAATCTGATATACGCGGCGATCGGCGCGCTCAAGGCGCTGTCGGACGACGGACTGCTTGGAGAGAAAAATGCGACAGGCTGAAGATCCGACGCGGGCGCAGGAGTTCGACTCGGCCCTGGGCCCGGCAGGCGAGGATGTCTTCTACGCCGTGCACAGGCGCGGCGAGCGTGATCCCGAGTACAGGGAGCGCCGCGTGCTCGACCGCGCCGCCTACCTCGCCAGGCTCCGCCAGGAGTGCGCGACCAACGGCGCGGTGGTGGAAGAGCTGGCAGAGGCCGAGTACAGGGAGCGCTCCAGCAGCGCGCGTCGCCTGCGCGAGGCGCTGCGAGTGGTGGCCAGGTACGACGCCAAGATCGCGGAGAACGAGGCGAGCGACCCGACGATGTCGACCGTCAACATGCTCGTCGAGGACTACGCCGCCCTGCGCGCTTTGGTGAAGCGGTGATCTGGGATTTCCTGGCGCTGCTCTGCCTCTACCTGGGCGCGCGGCTATTCTTGTGGGCGCTGCTCGGCAGCAGCGGCCCGCTCGACAACAGAGAGGACAGGCAAAATGAGCGGTAACAGGCAGCAGGAGAGGTTCCGCGTCGACTGCAGGGAGATTATCCGCGAGACCGACAGGGCGGTGCTCGTCTACGTCGACTACGAGAAGTACGGGCTCGCGCGCGGCGGCAACTGCGAGATGTGGTTCCCGCTCTCGCAGGTGCACGAGATCCACCAGGCCGGGCTCGAGAGCGGCCCTTACATCGTCGTCACCCCGTGGATAGCCAAGCAGAAGGGCCTGGAGTGAATTCCCTCATGGCGCCTTCCGGCGAGCAGCTCGACTTCATCGCGAGGGAGGTAAAGGAGATCCGCGAGAAGATGCAGGCCTCTCGCGGAGTCGGCGCCCTGCCCCTGGCCGCGCGCCTGCACATGCTGCTGAGCCTCGCCGAGTCCGTCAAGCAGGCGCGCTACCACAACCTAAACTGCCGCAACCTGGAGAAGAAGCGATGAGCAAGATCGAATGCCCGAAATGCCACCACAAGTTCGAGCTGGACGCGGCGCTCGCCGGCCCGCTGATCGCCCAGGCACGCGCCGAGGCCGACGAGCAGGCAACGGAGAGGATCGCCGCCGCCCGCGCCGCCTACGAGAAGGCGGCGGATCAGAGGGCGGCCGACGCCGCGGCGGCGCGGGTCACCACGGCCCTCGCAGACGCGGAGAAGGCCCGCGAGGACGCGGCCCGCCAGGGAGTCAGGGCCCGACAGCTCGAAGAGAAGCTCTCAGAAGCGCAGGCCGTTCAGGCCGCGGCGCTCAAGGAACGCAGAGAGCTGGAAGACGCCCGCCGCGAGCTGGAGCTGACGGTCGAGCGCAGGACGCAAGAGGGACTCGCCGCGGCCAGGCAGACAGCCGAGCGCGCAGCAGAAGAGCGGATCGGGATCAAGCTCGCGGAGAGGGACGAGACCATCGCCTCGCTGTCGCGCACGGCCGAAGACCTGCGCCGGAAGCTAGAGCAGGGAAGCCAGCAGGTGCAGGGCGAGTCGCAGGAGACCGCCTTGGAGGCCGCGCTGCGGGCGCGCTTCCCGCACGACAGGGTAGAACCGGTGGCCAAGGGCGTCGCCGGCGCCGACTGCCTGCAGGTTCTCGTGACGCCGGCCGGGGAGGAGTTCGGCCGCATACTGTGGGAGTCGAAGCAGACGAAGGCATGGTCGCCCTCGTGGCCGGCGAAGCTGCGCGACGACGGGCGCGCGGCCAAGGCCGACCTGCTCGTCCTGGTATCGTCGGCGCTGCCCAAAGGCGTAGACCAGTTCGAGCTGGTCGACGGAATCTGGGCCTGCTCGCCGCGCTGCGCCGGGCCGCTGGCCACCGCGCTCAGGGCGGCCCTCGGCGAGGCGCACTCGGCCCGCAAGTCGGGCGAGGGCCTCGAGACGAAGGCCGGGCTCGTCTACTCGTACCTCGTGGGGCCGAAATTCAGGCAGCGCGTCGGCGCCGTCGTCGAGGCCTGCGCCTCGATGCAGGAGGACCTCGCGGCGGAGCAGCGCGCCTTCGGCAAGGCGTGGGCCAAGCGCGCCACCCAGATCGAGCGCGCCCTCGTCGGCGCGTCGGGCATGTACGGAGACCTCCAGGCGATCGCCGGCCGCTCGCTGAAGGAGATCGAGGGCCTGAGCATGGAGAAGATCGGAGGACCGTCGTGAGCCGCGGCAGCGGACTCTCCGCCGCCGAAGAGGAGCGCCTGGCCCTGGTGATAGAGGAGATGGCAGAGGCCATCCAGATCGCCGCCAAGGCGCTGCGCCACGGCTGGCAGCCCTTCGACCACGCGGTCGACCCGCCGGTCGAGTACGACAACCGCGCCCTCTTTGAGAAGGAGATGGGCCAGGTGATGCACGCCGCTAAGCTCATGTGCACTAAGGGCGACATCAGCGGGGAGAAGATCCAGGAGTCGATGGACGAGAGGGGGCAATCGGTCAAGAAGTACCTTCACCACCAGTAAACCAAAGGAGAACTAGAATGGCAATTTACAGAGTAGCGACGCCTGCCGTCGATGACGTCCACGCAGAGCAGGGCGGAAATACCGGAATCGTGCACGTTCGCTTCGCGCCGAGCGAGGGCGCAGCCAAGAAGCACCGCCGCGAGCTGGCCGAGGCGCACGGGTTCAAGCTCGACGAGGTGAAGTACGCGACGATCGACGCGAAAGGCGGCAAGGCCGGCATGATCGCCTACCTGAACGCGTTCCACGCGCAGGCGCCGGCGGGCTACAGCCCGGCAGGCTACTCGAAGATCGCAGTCAAGAAGGTGGCAAAGGCCAAGGCGAAGAAGCGCTAACGGCTGCGCAACCAAGGGAGAGTTGGCAAATGAAGTCGCGCATCGAAACGCAGATCGACGCCGTCATAGATGCAGCCAAGACGGCGCAGGAGGAAGGCCACGGGCCGGATCCGGATTATCGCAAGTCCGCCGAAAAAGAGCTCGAAGAGCAGAAGCAAAAACTGATGGAAATGATCAAGTCGATCTGACCAACCAAAGGAGAAGCAAAATGGCGAAGGCCAAGAACCTGCCGGCGACGGCGAAGAACACCCTCCCGGTAGACTGGGAGAAGCAGATGGCCGCGGCGGCCGAGATGTACAAGCAGATGGAGGCGGCGACGGGCGGCGGGCAGTTCATCTCGTACAAGGGCGGCACGATGTCCTTCGACGGGGCGCCGATGAAGGAGAATACCATCGTCGCGGTACCGGTGGAGGCCATCTTCGAGAACGCCTTCTACGTGCACGAGTTCGACCCCGACGATCCGCACCCGCCGGTGTGCTTCGCGTTCTCGGACTCGACCAGCACCCTCAAGCCCGGCGAGGACGCGTCAGTGCTGCCGCTGCGCATGAAGCCGCACCCGGATTCTTCCGATCCACAATCGCCGGACTGCAAGAGCTGCAGGCACGCCCAGTTCGGCTCTGCCGACAAGGGCCGCGGCAAGGCCTGCAAGAACATCCGGAAGATCGGATGGCTCCACTCCGATTACCTGAAGAAGCCGGAGGCGATCGCATCGGCGCCGCTCGCCATCTCGAAGGTCCCGGCGACGTCGCTGACGGCCTGGGCCGCCTACGTCAAGAAGGTGTCGAACGTGCTCGGCAAGGCGTTCTACGCGGTCGTCTGCAAGCACGTGCAGGTGCCCGCCTCGGGGCAGCCCGGGTGGAAGCTGACCTTCGAGCCGAGTTCCGAGATCCCGAAGGCCCTACTTGGACCGGTGTTCGCCAGGCACCTGCAGGCCTACGCGGAACTCGCGGTTCCGTACCAGGCCGAGGCCTCGGGGGGCAAGGCGAAGAAGCCGTTCAAGGGAAAAGGCAACGCCGCGACGAAGCCCGCGGCCGGCAAGCGGAAGAAGTACTGACATGGCCGCGCGCGGAACCAAGAAAAGGAAGGGGGCCAGCGGAGCCGCGCTCGACTTGCAATCCAAGCTCGACGAGAAGCTGCGCAACTGGAACGACCTCAACAAGAAGCTCATGAAGATGGGAGAGGAGGAGGTGGCCGCGCTGCTGGAGGCGGAGAAGAAGTCGCGCGGCCGCCTCTCCACCCTCCTCCGTCTCCAGTCGCGTCTCAACAGGCTGCGCCGCGAGCGCGAGCGCCACCAGCTACACCGCAACGCGAAGCGCTAGAGGGAGGAAAATATGGGATTCAAATACGCAATGCTCGGCGGGCCGGTGGCGGTGGTGCTGGAGGCCGACGACTTCGAGGCCGCGCAGAGGGAGGCGCTCGCGTCTCTCGGCTTCCGCGTCGAGGGGCCCCTGCCGGAGCCGGAGTCGGAGCCGCGCTGCACCTGCGCGGCTCCGGGCTACCTGCACGACGCGCCCTGCCCGATGCGGCGCGCATTCAGGCAAGACCTGGATGAATACGAGTCGCGCGAAGGACAGCCGCCTTGAGCAAGTACGCCGATCTTAAAGTAGGCCAGCAGATCTGGATCCGGGCCCGCGTCAGCGGGCTCTTCAAGCCAGGCACGATGGGCCACCGCGAGGGCCTGCTCACCGCAGAGATAATCTCCGGCAGCCAGATCCAGGGAGATCAGACGGTCACGGCGCAAGCGCGAGGCGTGCGAGACGAGTATTTCGAGAAGGTGACAGGCGAATGAGAGCTCCGGAAGTCACCACTATCGATTTCGAGACCGAGGCCATAGAGAAGCGGCCGTCCTACCCGCCGGTGCCCGTCGGCGTCGCGATCAAGGAGCATGGGCAGAAGCCCTTTTACATGGCGTGGGGACACCCTTCGGGGAACAACTGCTCGAAGGCCGACGCGCGCCGCGCGCTGCTGAAGATCTGGAAGGACCCGCGCGGGAAGCTCTTCCACAACGAGAAGTTCGACGTCGACGTCGGCGAGGCGCACATGGGCCTGCCGCGCCTGCCGTGGGGCTCCTACCACGACACCATGTTCCTGGCCTTCCTAGATGACCCCGACCGGCCGAACGTGAAGCTGAAGGACGTCGGCGAGGAGGTGCTAGGCAAGGTGCCGAAGGAGCGCGACGCGCTGCGCGACTGGATCCTGGCCAGCGTGCCGGGAGCGACGCGCAAGGAGTGGGCGGCCCACATCAGCAAGGCGCCCGGAGGGCTGGTAGGAAAGTACGCGGGCCAGGGAGACGCGGAGACCACGGCCAGGCTGTTCGCCAGGCTCTACCCGCAGGTACTCGCCCGCGGAATGGGTCTCGCATACGACCGCGAGCGCCGCTGCACCCCCGGTCTAATGGATTCTGAGCGCCGCGGCATACGCGTCGACGTCAAGAAGATGGAAAAGGAGGCGCCGTTCTACGAGGCGCTCCTCGAGCGAGCCGACGCGCTTCTCCGCAAGATACTCAAGAGCCCGGGCCTGGACCTCGACAAGAACGAGCAGGTTGCCGATGCCATGGACAAGGCTGGAGTCGTCGACTCGTGGACGCTGACTCCAGGAGGCAAGCGGGCCACCAACAAGAAGGTCCTGCTCAACGCGGTCAACAACAAGAAGCTGCTGGCGCTGCTCTTCTACCGCAACGCGCTCGCGACGTCGATCAGGACGTTCATGCGGCCGTGGCTCGCGACGGCGCACGAGGGCGGGGGCGGCCGGATCTTCACGTCCTGGAACCAGGTCAGGCAGGCCGATCGCGGCAATCCGTTCGGGGCGCGCACCGGGCGCCTCTCGTCGTCTCCGAACTTCCAGAATATCCCCATCTACACGCGTTCGATCCTGATCCTGCCGAAGCTCATCGAGTCCGGCTACATGGACAAGCTCGTCGACGCTGAGATGATAAAGAGATTTCCGTGGATCAGGCAGGAGTCGTTCGCCATAGAGATGGCCGACAAGACGAAGCGCACGATCGGACACGCCTGCCCGCTGCCGATGATGAAGGGCTACGTCTTGCCGGAGAAGGGCCACGTGCTCGTCGAGCGCGACTACTCGCAGCAGGAGTTCCGCATCCTGGCGCACTTCGAGGACGGGGCGCTGCTGCAGGCCTACCGCGAGAACCCCCGCATGGACGTCCACGACGCGGCGCGCGACCTGATACACGACATCCTCGGAATCATGCTCGACCGCCGGCCGGTGAAGGACGTCGGCTTCTCTCTCATCTACGGCATGGGCCTCGCGGAGCTGGCGCGCAAGACCGAGGTGGACCTGGAGCAGGCCAAGAGCTTCAAGGGCGCGTACCTGCAGGCCATGCCCGGGCTCAAAGACCTCATAAAGGGGCTAAAGGAGTGCGCCGCGGCAAAGCAGCCGATCACCACGTGGGGAGGGCGACAGTACTACTGCGAGAAGCCGCGCATCGTCAAGGGCAGGCTCAGGACCTTCGAGTACAAGCTCATCAACCGGCTCGTGCAGGGCAGCGCCGCCGACTGCACGAAAGAAGGGAACGCGCGTTACGACGAGCTAGGGGAAGAGGGGCGCCGCGGCGGCCTCTTCATGATGACCGTGCACGACTCGACCGTCTCGTCCGTCCCGAAGGAGTGCTGGAGGGAGGCTGACGCGGCGCTCAAGGGCGCGATGGAGTCAGTGGAGTTCGACGTCCCCATGCTGACGGACGGGAAGGTCGGCACGAAAAACCTCGGCAACCTTGCGAAGATAAAGGATGCCGCTTGATGGAAGTCTACCTAGGTCCGTGCGCAATGATACACGCGATGGCTTTCGTGCGCTCGACGCACCGTCGCCTGCCGAAGATTCTAGGCGGTATGTGGGCAATAGGGCTATACGGCAAGCGCGGCGCGCTGCTGGGAGTTGCCATAGTCGGCAGGCCCTCGGCCCGCCTGCTCGACGACAAAAGGCGTCTGGAGATAACCCGCGTCGCCGTCAGGGCCAAGGTTCCTAACGGCTGCTCGATTCTCTACGGAGCATGCTCGCGGGCCGCGAGGGCGATGGGCGCCTCGGACCTGATCACCTACATACACTCCGACGAGCTGGGCGCGAGCGTGCGGTCCGCCAATTTCGTAGAGATGAGCATCGCGGCGAAGGGCCCGCGCGACTGGAGAAGGAGTAGCATCGACTGCGGGCGAACCGCCCCGCACGACAACTTGCCGAAGCGCCGATTCCTGGCGCCTTGGTCAGAAATGCTGAAACAAGGAGACTGAAGATATGCCCACCAAGGCCAAGGCCGCTCTGCTCAGGTTCACCGCGTGGAGCTGGTCGCGCTTCAACGACCACCGCCGCTGCGCATTCTACGCGTTCTGCAAGTACCTGCGTAAGCTGCCGGAGCCGGGCTCGCCGGCGATGGACCGCGGCGGCGCGATCCACAAGCTCGCGGAGGACTGGACGCTCGGCAAAGGCGACAAGCTGCCGCCGGAGCTCAAGCTCTTCAAGACGGAATTCGCGCACCTTCGCAAGATCAAGGCTAATGTCGAGGGCCAGATCGCCGTCGACCGCATGTGGAAGCCGACCGACTGGTTCGGCAAGGACGCCTGGCTCCGCGTCGTCACCGACGCGCGCTACGAAGAGAACCCGAAGGACGGAAAAGTAGTTTCCGCGATCGACCACAAGACCGGCAAGATCTACGAGGAGAACGACGAGCAACTCTCGCTTTACATCCCGGCGCTCTTCTCGCATTACCCGCGCGCCGACGAGATCAACCTGAAGCTCTACTACCTCGACCAAGGCGAGGAGCGCCTGTACCGCTACCGCCGCGAGGGCATCGCCAGGCCGCGCGAGCTGCCGCCCGCCAGGAAGGGCGGCGCGCCGGTCGTCGAGAAGGCGCCCTCGCACGTAGCGCTCATGAAGATCTGGACAGAGAAGTCCTACCCGATCCTGACCGACAGGCAGTTCGTCGCGACGCCGAACGACAAGTGCCGCTTCTGCCACTACAGGAAGTCGAACGGCGGCCCTTGCCGATACTAGGAGGCCTGAATGAGAGACATCATGATAGACCTGGAGACGATGGGGACGCGGGCAGGCTGCGCCCTGGTCTCCATCGGCGCGGTCGCGTTCGGACCCAAGGGCCTTGGAGAGGAATTCTACGAGGTGGTAAATTCGGCATCTTGCAAGGGGCTCTTCGTCGACGTAGACACGGCCGCCTGGTGGTCAAAGCAGTCGCAAGAGGCCCGCGAGGTACTGCGGCTCGCATCGCGCAAGGCCAGCAGCCTTCCTCTCCCGAAAGCGCTCTGGAAGTTCCGCGCCTACGTCCGCGGCGTCAGCGTCGACGCGAGGGTATGGGGCAACGGAGCCGACTTCGACCTGCCGATACTGGCGGCGGCCTACGCGTCGATAGGAGAGGACGCTCCCTGGCCGCCGTTCAACGGCCGCTGCTACCGCACGCTGAAAGGCCTGGCCCGCGAGGTCAAGCTAGAACGCGGCGGCACGCACCACAATGCGCTGGACGACGCCAAGACGCAGGCCTTGCACCTTATCAAAATATTGAAGAAGCTAAAACTGGAGGTAACATGAGGAAGGCCGCAAAAAATGCGCCGGGATTTTCTCGCGCCAAGGGGAAGCCGCTGAAGAGGCCGCGGCGCATCAATCGGACGGAGGCCTCGGTGGAAGGCGCCTGCTGCCGCTACCTGAAGAAGCTCGGGCTCGTGCACCGCAAGATGAACGGGTTCGGCTTCAACGCCTGGCCCGACAGGATGATCCTGCCGCCGAACATGGGCGCTCCCTGGAGCAAGAACAGCGTCCACGGGCATGTTCTGTGGGTAGAGCTGAAGAGGCCGCTCGAAGATCCGACTCCGCTGCAGGCCAAGCTGCACGACGACCTGCGATGCAGCGGCCAGGAAGTCTGCGTCGTCCGCTCGGTGGAAGAATTCAAAGAGGTGGTGAATGCGTTCCACAGAAAATACTGCCCGATCGATATTTAAATGAGCAGATCTCCAGCTCATTGCGCTTACCAGGCAAAGCTAGAGAAAAAGGGTTTGCGCGAATGCCCTAAATGCAAGAAGATCAAAAAGCTGAGATACTTTGGCCGACATTCGCAAACCAACAATGGTCTTTGCTGGTGTCTTAAGTGTAATCGCGCAGCGTCTATTGGATGGCATAGGAAAATCAAGGCAGAGGTCTTTGCGCATTACGGCAGCAAGTGCCGCAAATGCGGAGAGTCGGATATAGATGTCCTGACCATAGATCACATCGATCAAAAGGGCTCGGTGCACAAAAGAAGCCTGAGTTTGACAAGTGGTAGCAAAATGTGGAGGTGGCTCCGCGAAAATAATTATCCAAAAGGCTTCAGGCTGCTATGCTTTAATTGCAACGTCAAAGAGTACCGAAAGTTCCTCTACCGTAAAGAGAAGGAAATGATATGAAAGGAGTCGAGCCCTTCCGGGTTGAGGCTCAGGCCTGGGTTCCGGTCCCGTTCATGCTGCGCGCCATGCGCTTCATGCTTGAACGCGGCGCGGCTGGCCTGCTCCTTGACCCGGGCTAGTTGAGGCATGCGCAAGACCTCCATCAGCCTGGCGGTGATGAAGATCCTGAAGAAGAACCACCGCCGCTTCCCGTTCCTGGTGATCGCGCCGCTGCGCGTCTGCCAGCTCGTGTGGCCCAAGGAGCTGAAGAAGTGGAAGGAGTTCTCCGGACTCACGATGGAGATACTGCACGGCCCGAAGAAGGGCGAGGCACTGCGCAGGAAGGCCGACATCTACGTGATAAACCCGGAGGGCCTCGACTGGCTCTTCGAGGAGCTTCGCGGCATCAACGGCTGGCCGTTCGAGGGACTGCTCGTCGACGAGTCGACCAAGTTCAAGCGCGCGTCGTCGCTGCGCTCGCGGCTGCTGCGCGGCTACCTGCCGATGTTCAGGCGCCGCTACATACTCACGGGCAGCCCGTCGCCCAACGGGCTCATCGACCTCTTCGGGCAGATACTGGTGCTGGACCTCGGCAATGCGCTCGGCCGCTACGTCACGCACTACCGCCGCGATTACTTCTTCCCTATGGAAGGCCGCTGGATACCCGAGGAGGGCGCGGAGGAGAAGATCTACAAGCGCCTCCGCCCGCTCGTCGTGCACATGGACGCGGCAGACTACATCAAGCTGCCGCCGCTGATCGGCGACATCACGAGCGACGAGCCGCTCATCACCGAGGTCGAGCTCCCGCCCGCTGCGCGCAAGATCTACGACGACATGGAGGAGAGCCTCATCGCGATGGTGGACAAGGGCGTGGTCACCGCGGCGAACGCGGCCGTGGCGATGATGAAGTGCCGCCAGATCGCCAACGGCGGCATCTACAACGACCCCGAGCGCAAGAGCTGGAGCAAGATACACGACGCAAAGACCGACGCGGTGCTGGAGCTGGTGGAGTCCCTGCAAGGACAGCCGCTGCTCGTCGCGATCGACTTCAGGCACGACGAGGACAGGCTCTTGCGCGCGCTCCCGCCGGGCACGCCCTCGTTCTCCGGAGGAAAGTCGCTCAAGGAAGCGCAGCGCATCGAGGCCGCGTGGAACGCCGGCGACCTGCCCGTGCTGCTCGGCAACCCGCAGTCCGTCGCGTGGGGGCTAAACCTGCAGGAGCACGGACGCGCGGTCGCGTGGCACTCGCAGACCTGGGATTGGGAGCAATACATGCAGTTCATCCGCCGCGTCTGGCGCAGCGGGCAGAAGGGCCGCGTGTTCGTCCACCACATCGTCGCGCGGCACACGGTGGACAGGCCCATGCTCTCCGCCGTGAAGCGCAAAGGCAAGGACGAGGGCGCGCTGCTGCACGCGCTGCGCGAGTACGCGGAGGAGAAGCTCGGGCGCCGAGTCAAGGCGCAAAAGAAGAAGGGCGCCGGAGCGCCCTTCAAGGGTCGTGCGAAGCGCTAGCCCACCGTGTAATCTGGGTGGCCCTTGCTCGCGAGGTAGGCGCACCATCCCTTGTAGCGTGCCTCGTACGCGCTCCCCGCGGAGCCGTGCCAGTAGAACTTGTCCGGCCCGTGGAACTCCCAGTGGTCCCTGTCGAAGTGGTAGGTCCAGGTCTCCTTGCGCTGCGCCGCGGTCGTGTACTCGCGGACCTCGGGCATCACCTGCGCGAGCAGCGCGCGTCCGAAGTCGGAATCGAGGCTCACAGGAGTTCCATCTCGGCGCGGTACTCCGTCAGCATTTCCAACCTTCCCTCGAAGCGCTGCGCGATGCTGCTCTCGACCGCGGCCTTCTCGCCGTCGACCGCGTTAGAGAAGGCGCTGCTGCTGCCCCGCGTGTACCGGTTATTCGCCGCGTTTGCACGGAACTGCTGCGCGTGGTAGCTGAGCACCTCGAAGACGGTGTGGCCGCTCGCGATGTCGGAGAGCACTTCTACCGCGATCTGCGCCGCATAGTCTTCCTTGACTCCGTGGCCCCAAGAGGCTTCGTACACCAGCGAGCCGGCGCTGCTGAGCAGCTTCTTCGACAGCTCTTCGCGCGACTGCTTGCCGATTTCGACCAAGTCTTCGAGGTACTTCATGACGCGCGCCTCTGCGTCGCTGTACTTCTGCTCCGGCGTGCGCTCGTCGATCGGCTGCACGAAGGCGGGCTTCGCCACTTTGTAGTCACCGGTTCTGCGATGCTTGCTCATGATCTTCTCCTTGGGTTGCACTGCAATGAATGAAGCATAGCGTAACCATGGGATACCGCAAGCACTTTATTTTCAGGCATCCTCTGGTTTCTGGCGTGCTTCCGTCCAGGCATCCCCGTACCACATGCTGAAACTGGCTAGTTAGCCGCTTGCTTGCGCTCCGACCGGTTTGGGTGCATTATATAGGTACGGCAGGCGGCGTGCCAGAGGACTTGGATCGCCACGAAATAAACTTCAAAAAAAGCTTGCAGTCTCCCATGGTCGTGGTATCATGGGTACATTAGCAGCGCAGCACGAAGGACGAATCCGAGGGGCAGCGGGCGCAGGAGCAGAACAACGCCGAAAGCGCCGCCCTCCAAAAGCCAGAGCGCGGGCCCCTCGGATTCACCCTCAAAAACAGAATAGGAGCAAGAGCATGAAACCCATCAACGCGACGCGCAGCACGAACAAGTTCTGCATCACCTCAGGACACCTCTACGCCTTTAAGAAGATCGGCGAGAAGTTTCCCAAGGGGCTGGTCGCTGTCGCCTACGACGACGCCGACGACGAGTACACGGTGCGGGTCGCGGAGGACGAGAGGCTGGTCGACTACCGCCTCAACCTGATCGCCTGCGGGATGATCGCGGTGGCGGAGGAGCAAGTGGTCGCGAAGTTCTCCAAGTACGCGTCCCTCTGAAAAACAGAATAAGGAGCAGAAATGAAAAGCATCTACGCAGTCGGCAGCATCAAGACCTTCCGCGGAAACGAGGGGTACGGCCTGAACGCGACGATCACGCGCGACGGGCGCGCGGTAGCCTTCGTCCTCGACGACGCGAGCGGCGGCGAGGTCCGCGTGGACTTCCGCAACCCTCTGCAGACGCCGCGCTCCTACCAGCTCACCACCGCGGAGGACGCGCTCGCTGAGCAGCAGCAGGCGCATGCGTTCGCGCTGGAATGGTACAAGACGGCGCCGAAGGAGGCGCAGTACCTCGGATGCGGAATCCCCGTGACGGGCGAGCGCTGCCTCGCGGTGTGGATCGATGAGCAGGTCGACCTGCACGAGACGCGCAAGCAGTTCGACCGCGACGCGAAGAAGACGACGCTGTTCAAGATCAAGGGAGACGACAAGGACGCGTGGCGCACCCTGAAGAATGCGCCCTACTCGCCCGCGGTGCAGGCCTTCCTCGACAAGAAGTACGGAGACAGGCTGGAGCGCGTCTACAACAGGGACGGACTCTGATGAGAGCGCTTCGCAAGATGGGAGACGCGCAGCGCGCCGCGAGAATCTTCGGTTGCAGCGTCGAGCAGGCCAAGGCGCTCTACCGCAAGAACGCGGAGCAGCTCGCGCAGATGGCGGAGAAGGCGGAAGACACGGGCGGCAGGTACAACGGCTACACTGCCGCCGAGCTGAGGGAGAAGGCCAAGGCCTTCGAAGAGAAAAGCAGGTGACTCCCGCAGCGCCTTCCAAGAGGGCGCTGCGAGGGCAAACCCGCCCGCACAAACCTAAAATAGGAGTAACGACATGAACAAGACCGAGATCCTCAAGAGCACCGTCGAAGCCGCAGGCGTCGCTCTCCGCGCGAAGCGCGCCGGGCGCAAGCCCGCCACCAAGGGCGCGCTCTGCCGCGGCCTCATCCTCGAGGGCAAGAAGTCCGTGGCCGAGATCGCCAAGGCCGCCAAGACCACGGAGAACTCCGTGTACTGGTACCGCAGCGAGCTGAAGTCCCTCGGCGCGCGGGTGCCGGCGTGAGCAGGTCAGCGACCAAGAAGACGAAGCGGCCCGCCACCACGCGGGTCGTCTTCGACTACCTCATCGGCGCTGACGACTTCCGCACGATGTCCGCGATCTGCGCCGACACCGGAGAGCACCCAAACCGCGTGAGCGCCGCTCTGCACCACCTGCAGAAGCACAGCGCGGCCGACTTCGTCGAGGGCGACGCGCAGGTGCCGCACTGGTATGCGAAGCCCGGCGACGACACGCGCACCAAGGTCGTCGACGAAGTCCCCGAGCACATCGAGCACCGCGCGAAGCGGCGGGCCCGCATCACGAAGAGGAAGCTGCCATGACCATCTACAGCAACAGGCCCGCCCCCGCGTGGGACAAGTCGGGCGAGAGGAGGATCCCCATGACACACGAGATGGCGAAGAAGCTCGGCGCCGGATCCATCAAGGTCGCGGTCGTCGTGGCGGCCAAGGACGGCCGCTGGGCGTTCGGCCGCAAGGAGGACGAGGCGAAGCTGCGCGAGAAGAAGCGGGGCGACTTCGACACCGCCCCTGAGGCGGTGGCCGCAGCCGGGCGCGAGTTCGAGATCATCATCAACACGGCGCCTGCCGCGGCCGCGAAGAAGAAGGGCTGGGAGCTGGGCCCGGCCGCGCGCAGGGTCGCGGAGAAGGTCGACCTCGCCACGGCGGAGGAGCGCGTCGCGGCGCATGCAGCCAAGGATACCCTTGGCGTGCACCGCTTCGCCGGCAAGAAGCAGGCCGCCGAGATTTCCAAGAAGGCGACCAAGCCCGGCGCGAAGCCGCGCGGCAAGGGCATCGGCCACTTCTGCGAGGCAATGATCGCCGACGGCAAGACGAACGCGGAGATCCTCGCGGCGGTTGCGAAGACGTTCCCCGACGCTAAGACCTCGGACTCATCCGTCAACTGGTACCGCAACAAGATGGCGAAGGAGGCGAGATGAGCACAGCCAAGGAGACGGCCAGGCAGCGCCGCGCGCGGCTCGCGCATGCGTACCAGACGGAGCGCGAGACCTGGGGAATCGCGGAGTCCGTGAGGCGCGCCGCGGCCGCACTCGGCGAGTCGGAGCAGGAACTCCGCAAGGCCATAGGCCTGGACGAAGCGGGCCACTACAAGGGGGCAGTCAAATGAGCTTCACCGCATCCGACGAGCGCCGCCTGCTGGCCCTGCAGGAGCGCAAGGCAAAGGCCGACGCAGAGAAGCGCGGCCGCGTCGAGCAGGTCATCGGCGAATTCTTTTTCTCCGGCTGCCGCGAAGACGATATAGTGCGCGGGCTGGTGGAAGATGCCGACGCGGTTGTCGAGGCGCTGGCGCCGTTCTGCAAGAAGTTCGAAGTGCACAGGACAAGGAGAAAACCATGAGCGAGAAGATCTACTGCGTAGGCTCGGACCTGCTTGGCAGGCTGCAGGCCGCGCTGAAAATCGCGGTATTCTGCGTCGGCCAAGAGGAGGCAAAGAAGACCTGCATCAAGGCATCGAAAGAGCTGGATGCCCTGCTGCCCGCGGCCCACGCGACCGCCGCGGACTTCGCCTTCAACACGGGCGGCAACGAGATGGTCGACAGGCTCACGCTCGACGACGGCAAGATCCTCGAGATCTCGGAAGAGTGCGTGGTGCTCTTCCCGGGAGAGGGCTCGCTTAACGCGGACCCGGAAGAGGTGCAGGATTTTCCCGGCTTCCCGCGCGGAGAGCCAAAGTGAAGGGGCGCCTCGAGACCGCCTGCAAGATGGCGGAGAACCTCCTGCAGGCCTTGCAGGCCGTGGAGCGCGACCTGCCGCCGAGCCCGGCGCTGGACTTCGCGCAGCAGGCTCGCTCGCACGCCGAGTCCTGCCTGGAGGCGACCGGCGACGCTCTGTCTGTGCTCTTGAAAGGAGGAAGGAAATGAAAGCGATAACCGTGACGCCATACGACGGCTGCCCTGCCAATCCGGCGGGCGACTCGCCCATCGTCGTCTTGGTCGAGGACAAGGACGCGGAGCGCCTCAAGGGGATCATCGAGGTGGCGGCAGAGGAGTATGCCTCGGTGGAGATCAACGATTTTCCTAAAGCGGGGGACAAATGAGCAAGCGGAGCGTGGAAGCGTTCGCCAGATGCGGCTGGACGAAGGAGGACGAGCATGACCTCGCTCGCCTTGAGGAGAAGCGCCGCGCCTGGCAGCGCCGCGCGGCGGCCGCGGAGGTCGAGCGCAAGGCCAACGAACTCTACGCGGCGATCGCCGAACTGGAGAAGCTCTGCGACGGCGCGAGGCTCGGCTGGTCGGAGAACGTCAGGCGCGCTCTGGTCGGGCTCTCCGCCGAGGCCGGCAAGGAGGCCCGATCATGAAGCTGCGCTCGCTACAGCTCGATCTGATGGACGGCGACACGCTCATCCAGGTGGTACGCCACGGAGACGGAACTATCGAGGCCTGCGGAGTATTCACGCCCATCAGCCGGAAGCAGGAGCGCACTGCGAAGCGCTTCTTTGAAGTAATCGAAACGGAAGCCAAGAGGCAGTCGACATGAAGCAGGCCTACATAGAGAAGCGCTTCTCGCCGGCGATCGCCGCTCTGCTGGCGCAGGCCAACCTGATCGTGGAGGAGTATGTGGAGCAGGGCTACCGCCTCACGGTGCGGCAGCTCTACTACCAGCTCGTCGCCCGCGGGTTCATAGAGAACAACATGGCATCCTACACGCGCGTCTGCACCACGCTGAACGATGGCCGCATGGCGGGCCACGTAGACTGGGACGCTATCGAAGACCGCACCCGCGAGCTGGTCACGCCCGCGCGGTGGGAGTCGGCCGGCAGCATGCTCGAGGCGTGCGCCGAGCAGTTCCACGTAGACATGTGGGAGGGCCAGGCGGTGCGGCCGTTCGTCGTCGTCGAGAAGGAGGCCCTGGCCGGCGTCATGGCGCGGGTCTGCGACAAGTGGGACCTGCCGCTGCTGGCGGCGCGTGGCTACCCCTCGATCTCGGTGCTGAGGGAGTTCGCCGTCGGTCCGATCAGCAAGGCCATCATGGCCGAGCAGAAGGTTCTCCTGCTGCACTTCGGCGACCACGACCCGAGCGGCATCGACATGACGCGCGACCTCACCGAGAGGCTCCAGCTTTTTACCATCCACGACGTCGTGCGGAAGGCGCGCCGCCACCGGCGCGACCTGAACGATGCCGACAAGGCAACGGAGTGGTTCCTCTCCAAGTTCGAACTCCAGCGGGTGGCGCTCAACATGGACCAGGTCGAGGAGTATAATCCTCCGCCCAACCCGGCCAAGGCGACCGACTCGCGCTTCGCCGACTACCAGGCGAAGCACGGCGACGAGAGCTGGGAGCTCGACGCGCTGGAGCCCGCCCTGCTCAACCGGCTCGTCGAGGACATCGTCGAGCCGCTCGTCGACCAGGATGCGTGGGACGAGCGCCTGGCGGCGAAGGAGGAGGGCAAGGACTATATCGCGAAGGCAGCGGAGGAAGCTCCGTGAAGATCTTCATGACCAACTACCTGGCGCAGGCGGCCGCGGCCGAAGAGTGGCTGCGCAAGCGCGAGCCTTGCCCGAAGTGCGAATCCCCTGAATTCTGCCTGCGGAACCAGGTCTGCTGCCCTCCGGCATCTGCGAGCGCGGGTACAGGGCGGGAGGACAAAAGGCCTAATTAGGAACGTTGCCACGGCCGCAGGTATACGTGCCATAATCGCAGCCGCGGCACCCATCAATTAGAATAGGAGAAAGAAATGAAGAGGCAGAGCAGCGGCGCGCAGGCGACCGCGTGGAAGGGCAAGCTGACCTACCAGGTTTTTTCGCACGTCACGGCGATAAGCGTCAATTCCTCTGGAGAGATCACCCGCGAAGAGGCGCACGTCGGCGAGGGCAAGACGCAGGGGCTCGCGCTCCTGCAGCCGCCCAGGATCCGCGCCATCGTCTTCCAGGATCCGTTCAGGGCGCTGGGCATGCTCGCCGCCGGCACCTACGACCTCGGCTACACGAGGCAGCAGCGAGCCGCGCTCAGGCGGCACCTGCTCGCCGAAGTGCGGAGGTTCAAATGAGGATGTGGATGGTAGACCCTAGTGAGATGTGCAGGCAGCACCTGCTGGGCGAGCACGTGGAGCTGCACATGATCGTGGGCAGCGCGCTCCGCGGCAGGAGCCTGGCCGGGTTTGTCGCCGGCGGCCTGATCGAGACCGGAAGCCTGCGCGAGAGGCACGAGGATCTCTCCGCCGAGATGGGGCGCCGCGGGTACTCGCACAGGTCCCCGCTGCCGGCCGTCTCCCTCGAGCCCGCGGGCAGCGTGCCGCGCGTCGCCGCCCGCGCCGAGCTGGCGCGCCGCTGCCCGGCCTGCAGACTTCTGCAGTCAGGGGGAAAAGCATGAGCGCGCCCACAATGGAGCAGAGGTTCTGCGCGGCGCTCGAGGCGCGCGGGGAGGCGCTGGTCAGGACCGGCAAGTATCGCGTCTACAGCAGGACGAAGGGCATGCCGCTGAGCGCGCGGCCGACCTTCTACTACGTCGGCGCCAGCGGCGGGCTGCGCATTGGATTTGCCGCCGTCGGCTCGCTGCCGGCGAACCGCAAGTTCAAGGATGTTCTGCTGGCGGAGGGATCCGAGGAGCTTGGGCGCCGGGCGCAGGCCGCAAGGGATTCCAAGGCAAGCGCGCGAGCAGCGCAGAAGGAAGACGCAACGCGGTGACAGCGCCCCCCGGGCCTTCTCAAGAGGGCCCGGGAGGCGGGCAATACCGCCCGCATCACAAAGGAGAAGCTAGCATGGCTGCGAAGAAGAAGAAGTCGGTGAAGAAGTCCCCGGCGGCGAGCAAGCGTCGCTCGCCGGCGTCGAAGGCCGAGCGCAAGGACGCGCTCCTGCAGGCGTCGAAGGATGCGCTCGCGGCCGCGAAGCGCGGCGCGAAGCCGGAGACCGTCGGCGCGCTCGTCGTGGGCCGCATCCTGGAGGGCAAGATGGCCACGGCCGAGATCGCCAAGGACGTCAGCAAGCGCTGCAAGAGCGACACCACGCCTGCCGTCGTCTACTGGTACCGCGGCCACCTGAAAGGCCTCGGCGTCAAGCTGCCGGAACGCGCGGCGGCCTAGCGGGGAGAGGCTATTGAAGCGCGGCCTCCGCGGGCGCCCTCGGAAGAGGACCCCCGCGGGGCGACGTGCCCGACCGAAACAGAATAGGAGAAGGCAAATGCAGAACGTGAACATGGAAGCGAAAGGCGACAAGCTGACGATCACCGTCGACCTGAAGCAGGACCTCGGCAAGAGCAAGTCGGGGAAGTCCGTCAACATCGCGACGACCGGCGGCAACGTCGACGTTCCCGGAAAGCCGGGAGTCAAGATCGGCCTCAACATCTACCGCAAGGCGGACTGAGGTGGAGAGGCCGGGCCTGCTCCGCGCGCAGGTCGTCTACCGCCAGGGGGTCGTTAAAGATTTCCTGTGCTATGACGACCTGACGCTCGCCGAGTTCGTGCGCCGTGCCTCGGCCTTCGGAAAAGTGCGACTGCTGCGCTCCCTCAGACCCGTGCGAGACTTGCATGCGGAAATAGGGGGAGGGGCAGTCGCCTGGCTCAGGGCGGCAGACGAGAAGCAAACCCCACTGAATACTCCAAGGAGCGCAGAATGAATTCAGTACCCGCGGCAAACGAGAAGAACGGACCGGCGACGGGCAAGACCGACGGATCGGGAACGATAGGCGACGAGCTCGGCAAGGCGTCGACAGGAAATGTGACCAAGGATGGAGAGCCAGGCGCGCTCGCCGTGGTTCCAGCCGGCAAGGGCGCCGCCGGGAAGTCCAAGAAGGCGACCAAGAAAACCAAGGCCAAGAAGAAGCCTGCTGCGCCCAAGAAGCCCGCGATCTCCAAGAAGCCGAAGCCCGCCGCGGCCGCCGGGAAGGCCAAGCCAAAGGGCAAAAAGGCGAAACCCAAGAAGTTACCCAAGAAGAAGGCGAAAGCCGCGAAGGGCAAGCAGCAGGGCATCGGCGCCTTCTGCGAGTCTCTGCTCAAGCAGAAGAAGAGCACGGACGAGATCCTCGCCGCCGTGCGGTCGAAGTTCCCCGACGCCAAGACCTCTCCGGCGTCCGTCGCCTGGTACCGCAACAAGATGCGCGAGGAGGGCACTCTCCCGAAGAGTTGAGCCCGGCAACACTTTCCGTCAGCATGGAGGGCGTAGAGGAGCGGGGCTAATATAGCCCGCTCCTGTATTCTGCGCTCTATATTTCGGGAGAAGAAAATGGCAGCAAGGAAAAAGAAGGGCAAAAGCTTAAGGGAAGAATTGCGCATCAATACCCAGATCCGCGGTTTTCCTGGATCTTCAAGGCGCGGCAGGCTGTCGCGCGGCGCGATGATAGAGCGGGCCAAAAGCCTGAGGCAAGGCGAACTCGACGGCAGGCAAGCCGCGCGCCTGAAAGCCGCCCAGCTCGAGAAGCTCGGCACGCAGGAGATCCTCGACGAGCTGGTCAGGCGAGGAGGCGCCGCGGGAGAGACGGCGCGGGCGGCGCTGCTCAGCGTGAAGAAATCCCAGGACTACGACCTCGAGCGGCTCCGCGCCGACGGGCACAAGGACCGCGACGCCTACTTCCCCCTCGGGCTCGCCTCCTACGCCCAGATGGTGCACGTGAAGTCGCAGAGGCTGGTCTCGATGGCGGTCAAGACGCTGGCGGGCGCGGAGCCCAACTTCGAGTCCGCGCTCGACACCTGCCACGACCTGGTCAACTACGCCTCCTTCTGCGCCGACTGGCTGCGCCGATCGGAAGACCAGAGGCCGCCGCTATGAAGCAGTGGCACGCGCTCATGCGCGAGGTGGCGATGTTCGGGGAGAAGCGCCGCCGCGAGCGCACCGGGGTCGGAACGCTGGCGCGCTTCGGCATGCGCGCCGAGTGGGACCTTCGCGACGGCTTCCCGGCCGTGACCACGAAGCGCCTGGCCTTCGCGCAGGTCGCGGCCGAGCTGGCCTGCTTCCTGCGCGGAGACCAGTGGCTCTCGGAGTTCAATGATGGCGGCTGCAAACTGTGGGACGGCAACGCGATGGCGCCCGCGTGGCTCGCAAAGCACCGCACCCACGACGAAGACGTCTGGCTCGGACGAATATACGGAGTGCAGTGGCGCGGCTGGAGGAGCTGGCGGGAAATCAGGCCGGGACTATCAGCCCAGAAGGAAACCGACCAGATAACCGCTTTGATGGAAGGCCTCGACAAGGATCCGCACGGCAGGCGGCACATCGTCACCGCGTGGAACCCGGGAGAGCTCGAAGACATGTGCCTGCCGCCCTGCCCGATCCTGTGGCAGTGCTTCGCGTCCGACGAGGGCGGCGAGCGCTGGATCGACCTGCAGTTCTACCAGCGCTCCGTCGACCTGTTCCTGGGCTTCCCCTTCGACGCGGCGCAGTTCGCCCTGCTGCTGCACCTGCTGGGCCGCGCGCTCGGGCGGAGGCCGCGGCGCCTCGTCGCCGCGCTGGGCGACGTGCACCTCTACCTTAACCACTTCGCGCAGGTGACGGAGGCCTTGCAGCGGCCGCCGCTAAAGCTCCCGTCCCTCTTGCTGTCCGAGGAGTGCTCCGGGCCGATAGGCTTCGAGGCGGGCGCGGCGTCTCTCGTCGGCTACGACAGCCATCCTGCGATCGCGGCCAGGCTCAACGTCTGAGAAGGAGGAACTAAATGTACGTCTACCTTAGAAGCGAGCCAAACCTCTTCACCGTCGGGTTCTACGATCCCTCTGGCAAGTGGCACTCAGAGAGCGACTGCGGCAGCAGCGAGGAGGCCGCGGGCAGGGCCGCCTTCCTCAACGGGGCGCTGCCGCCGTCGATGCGCGGGCGGGCGGCGGGCGGGGGATTCGCAGACGTCGAGGAGCTGTACGCCAAGTTCCCGACGCTGCCGCGGCGCCCGACGCCGGGACTGCTCGACGACTCCATCTTCGGCATGCGGTCGACCTTCATGCTGAGCGAGGTCCTCGAATACCAGGACGCGCACTGGCATGGCGACCTCGTCAAGGCTGCCGACTCGCTGATCGACCTGGTCTACGTCGTCTTCGGAACGGCGATCGCCATGGGCATCCCGTGGGAGGCGTGCTGGGCGCACGTGCACCGCGCCAACATGGCCAAGGAGATCCTGCCGGACGCGTCGGGCGGCTACAAGCACAGCCTGGCGAAGCCGGAGGGCTGGCAGTCCCCGGACGATGCGATACGCAGGGAGCTCGCGAAGGCCGGGGCGCCGGCTCTCTGCAGGGTTTGGCAACCGGAACGCGTGGAGCCGACCCTGCCAGACGGCTGGGTCATCAGGCACTACTCGGGGGAGGAGGGCGCGATAATCAAGGGGCCCGGCGTCTGCCAGGAGATCTCCGGAGACAGAGGAGACGCCGAGGCGCTGTTCTGGGCCATACACGCCGCGGCGCAGAGGGGCACCAAATGAGGACCCCAAAAGTAGAGCTTCGGCCGTCGATCGACGAGACCATGCTGGCGGTCGCGGCCGTCTTCGCGCTCCGCGGGACCTGCATCAAGAAGCAGGTCGGGTGCGTGCTGACCGACGAGCGCGGGCGCGTGCTCGCCGCCACCTGGAACGGGCCGGCGTCGGGAATGCCGCATTGCAACGAGGAAACGCTGGCAGGTGCCGGCTATCGGGTCGACCACGAGCACTCAAAAAAGATAGGGGAAACCGTCGAGAGGCCGACGCGCATGACGGTGGCCCATCCTCATGCCTGCAACGGCGGCGAGCCCTTCCCCAGCGGCGCCGACAAGTGCGAGGCCGTGCACGCCGAAATGAATGCCTTGCTCCAGTGCCGCGATCCCGACCGGATCCATACGGCCTACCTGACGATCCAGCCGTGCTTCCGGTGCGCGAAGACGATGCTCAACACCGGCGCCAGGCGCCTGGTCTTCGGCGAGCTGTACGCGGACGAGCCCCAGGCCCTGGAGCTTTGGCAGCGCGCCGGCCGCGAGGCCT